CGGGATAATACTCAGTCAACCATTCCTTGTGGGTAACTAAATTCCGTCGCGGTAGCCGATGGTCTCGGGATACACGACTTCCAGAACGCCGAGGCGGCCCCAGTAGGTCGTGATGTTGTAGAGGCTGCGCCATTCCAGCGGCGTGCGCTGAAGCGGCGTCATCGGATAGCGGACGCGATCGTAGGCTTTGGTGTAGGCGAACATCCGCTGACTGCCAGCGGCGCCGGCGCCGACCAGCCACTTCAGCGGCTGGATATTGAGCGGCTTGCCGTTCTGCGAATTGCACAGGGAGTTCTCCTGCAAGAACCGCAGCACGGAGATGTTGCCGGCAGTCGAGACCTTGTTGGCGACCAAGAGACCGAATTGCGCCGGCGGCAGGCGCAACTGATCGGGCATCTGCGCCCAGCCGGATGCGGCCCAGACCGATTCCAGCATCTCGTTGACCTGCGACAGCATCACGTCGGGATTTGCCGCGCCGGCCCATGTCCCGCCCGTCACGTTGGTGACGTTGGTAACCGCCGGATGATTGACCAGTCCGTGGGTGTTGATCGTGGCGTCGCCGCGATAGACAAGCTGGTCGATGTCCATCTGATGCTTGATGCGGATGACATCGTATTTCTGCGTGTCGATCGGACGACCGGCCTGCATCGCCGAGGCCAGTTCCGGCATGGTGTAGGAAAGCTCCATGCCCCACAGGAACAGCGGCTGTGGCGTCTTGCCGATGTCCAACTGTGCGCCGGTGATCGCGTTGGTATCCTTGCCGATCCATGAGACGCCGGTCGGGTTGATGCCACCGCTCGCCGCGAAGCTGCTGTTGGTGAAGGACGACACTTCGTCGCCCGTGGTGATGTCCTCGCGGACGTCCACGTCGCGACCCCACGTCACGCTATACAGCGGGTCGTGGATGGTCTGATCGAGCCGTTCCAGTTCGCCTACATAGAACGCACCCGTGGAGTCGCGGGTGTATCCGTCATAGGTGAACATGGCTCCGCTGCTGCCATCGAGAGGCATGGGCCTGTTCTCCGAATTGTGGGAATGCCGCGATGCGGTGCGGCGACCGTCGTATCTACAAACGCATGCTTATCGTTCGACGCATGCGAGTGTATCTACAGGCTTAGAGGTTAAGCTGGACCTCGACGATGCCCTTGGCATCGGCGGCGCCCATGAAGATGCCGGGCAGCATCATCACCGATCCGGGCACGGTGCCGTCGGCGGTCACGCCGCCGGGCACCTGTCCGCCGCCCGCCGCCGCTGTCCAGACGAAGGCACGCGCGCCCTTTACCGCCGGCGCGGCGCCGTGCAACTGCACGGTCATGAAGCCGCGCCGCATGACGTTGCAGTGGCCGGAGTCGGGCGGCGTCGAGACGCCGAGCGGGTCGTTGACCGGCGTGTGCAGCCCACCGCCCTGCGTGATCCACGGCCGGACATAGAGGCCGTAGGCCATGCCGGGCGGCGTCGATCCCATGTTGGGATCGGTCGGCAATGGCGGGCGGACGCCGCCGGTCGCCGGGTCGATCACCACGCCGATGCCATAGGCCCTCGGCGGGTTTGCGGGATCGATGTTCTCCGCCACCACGGTGGAATCATGCTGGCGGTTGGTGGTGCCGGCAAAGCCGACATCCATTCGGTAGGTGATTGCGACCATCTGGTGATCTCTCCTTTCAGTCGCTGGTTACTCCCGAGGGAGCGGGGCCGCAGGCGGCGGTGCCGGAGGCTGCGGAGTGATGCCGGGCAGCCTGCCCGGCTGCCCCTGGACTGGCGCGGCCGGGCGCGCTGGCGTGCCAGGGAACGGCTCTTGCCCTGGCGCACCGGCGACCGGCTGCTCTGGCCTGCCGTTCACCGGGCGCTCAAGGTCCGGGCGCTCGCGCGGCGGCGCAGGATTGGCCGTCCGCGACGGCTCGTCAGGGATCGGATTGGCGGGCCACTCCGGCGTGCCGAGGATGGGCGCGCCGGGGAATGCCGGCTGACGCGGACGGAACGGCCACTGATCCGTGCCGTTGCCGCGCACAAGGCCGCCGATCTCGGGCGCGATGTTCGGCGGGTCCTTCAGCGCGATCTCCGGATTGACGCTGCTCCACTCGTTCCATGCGATGGCCATGTTGGTGTCCATGAACTCGGCATAGAGCTTGCGGGTGGCGCCGTTGTTGCTCGCGACGAAGTTGAAGAACTCGTTCGGCGAGCCGCGCATCGTGTCCGGCACGAAGATGCCCGACTTGTCGCGCACCGCCCATGGCGGCGAAGCGACCTCGCCGGTGTCCGGCGGCGCCAGCGGCATCGAGCCGAGGATCACCGGGATGGGCGGCGTGGCGCCGGCCTCGTCGATGATCCACGACATCACCGGATTGTCGTGCAGGATGACCCAATCCGCGCCGGGCGTGGCGCCGCCCGCATTGTCGTTGTAATCACAGGTGATCAAAAGATCAGCCGTGCCGGCAACAGCAGTAGCCATCAGTTTGGCCTCCCCATCTGCTTCTCCCAATGCGCGCGATGGCGCTCATTGATGGTCCTCAAGATCGCCGCCTGCCCCTGGCGGAACGCGACCTTGTCCACGGTGACGGCGCTGTAGCCGGCGCCGCTGCGCCCCTGGCCGTTGTTGGCGTCGCGCGCACGGTCGGAGGCGTCGAGGAACGCCAGCCGCACCGCCTCGCAGGACAGCCCCTTGATGGCATCGGCGGTGTAGCGACCGAGCAGCCGCTTGCCGGCGTCAGTGGTGCTCGCCTTGGTCAGCGCATGGCGACGGATGTCGCATAGCAGCTTGGCGGTCGCCTCCTTCGGCGCGGCGTCGATGGTCGCGAACTTGATGCCGGGCACCAGAATTTCGGCGCGCGAGCGCGTGTCCTTGACCAGCTTGGCGAGCGCCTTGCCGACGCGATCGACATAGGCCGCGTCGCCCATCTTGGATGGCCCGGTGTTCAGCGCCGGGTCGGCCTCCATCAGATCAGGCTCGGCTGACGTCAGCTTCTGCGCGGTCTGCGCGCCTTCCTCGCCGCCAAGCTCGCCGGCGTCTTCGGTCTTGTCGCCGTCGCCGTCGCCGTTCTTGTCGTCGTCGCCGTCCTTCTTCAGCCACGGCGGCAGATCGCCATCCTTGGCTGATCGGGTGATGGCGTCGGTGATCTTGGTCAGCTTGGCGTCGATGCCGTTGATCCGCGCATCGAGGTTCTTCAGCTTCGCCGCGACGGACGGGTCGGCGTCGGGGTCGGTGTTGTCGCCCACCCTGGCATCGCCGTTCTTGGTCAGGTGCAGATGCACATGCGTGTCGCCCTCGTCGCCGTCCGGCTCGGCATGATCATCCGGATCGACGCCGGCTTTTTCGGCGTCCTTGATGATCGCATCGACGGTCGCCTTGTCACGCGCGATGAACGCGGAGGCGATGTAGTCACGTATCGTGCGGCGACTCATGGCTTGCTCCTTTCAGTGTCTGGGTAGTCAACGTCTTCGTCGGGCGGATAATCGACGTTGGTGATGTCGAGCTTCCGCGCCTCCTTTTCCTCCGCGTTGTCGTGCAGCAATCGGTCAAGCTGCTCCGGCGTCATCAGCGGCACGCCGTCGCCCGGCTTGACCAGCACAAGGTCGCCCTTCTCCCAAGTGAAGCGTCGCTCGCGGTAGTCGGGATGTTCGGAAGGGTCGGGAGGTTTCGCCATGGCGACCTCTCAGATGACGATGTCGGGATCGTTGTCGTCGAGCAGTTCGACGGTGATGTGCTTGTCGGTCGGCGAGAAGTCCAAGACGCGGAAGTGCGATCCCTTTTGGATGATGATCTCTTTCTCGCTCGGATGCGCCGAGAGGTGGCCGACCGCAGCCGCCTTCTGGCCCTTCTTGATCTTGATCTTGATGGTCAGATCACCCGACCAGTGATCGGCGGATGCGAAGCCCTGATCGACGAAGATCGCGCCCTTGGTGAGATGGCCGAGCAGTTCCTTGGCATAGTCGCCGCTGATCTTGCGGGTAAGCGTGGCGTCCTCGGGGAACTTCGCGCGCGCCAGGAACGACTGCGCGTCCTTGATCGTCTTGATCAGCGATGGCGTCAGCCCATAGCCTTTGCGCAGCGCATCGTTCATCTCGGTGTAAGACCCGTTGGTGTAGGCATAGACCGCCGACTTTTCCTCGGGGTTGGGCTTCGGCGCGTTCTTCTTGTATTTCGCGTATTGGGTCGAGCCGATTTCGGATTGGTAGCTCTTGGGCGGTGACGCCGGCGCGGATGGCGTCGAGTATGTCGAGCCGCTGTAGGACGACGTCGAACTGTAGGGCGTGGGCTTCGGCTGCGCCGCCTGCGCCTCGGCGACGGTGGTGGGCTTGCCGCCGAGCGCGGTGATCAGGTGATTCGCGTAGGTCTCCGCCGCGCCGCCGGCACCGCCCGATGACTGCGCCAGAACCTGCTTGATCGCGTCGATCTTCTCGGTATTGGTCTTGCCGCCCGGCCCCGACGGGTTATCGACCGCGATGGTCCACATCTTGTTCTGCGTCTGCGATCCGGGCTTCGGGTCGTTGACCGTGGGCGGCGGCTGCTGCTTCTCCTTCGGCGCCGATGTTGGCGCTGGCGCCGCCTGCGTGCCCCCGCCGCCTTCCTTCGCCTGCTTCCAGGCGATCAGTTCCTTGGCGTAGTTGTGCGGATCGGTGTTCTCGCCGATGTCGCCGAGAACCGTCGCGTTATTTAGGTAGCTCTGAAGATTGGCCGCCGAGGTGTAACCGCCCTTCGCCAAGCCGATCATATTGTTGACGACAGGATTGTTGACGACATGCACCGGCGGCGATGGCATCGGCGCGGATGTGGCCGCAGGCGTAGCTGCTGCCGGCGCTGCCGATGTTGCTGCCGATGGTGTCCACTGCTTCAGGTGCTCGACCAGCGTCTTGGCGTAGGCGTTGATCTGCGCCGATATCGGCGACTTGCCGAGTTGGGCAATGCCGTTCGTGCCCATGTCGGCTTCAAGCTGCTTGATCTTCTTGGCGGCGGTCCAGCCCGACATCGCCGCCGTTTCCCATAGGTCTTGTTCGGACTGTGTGCCGCCGGGCACCGGCAGGTCGTGCTTCAGTTGCTCGTGTTCTTGTGGCGACAGCGCCTTGTTCAGATCGACCGGCGCGGCGCTTGGCTCGGGCGGCGTCTCGCCGGTAAGGTGCGCGATCAGCGACTTGGCGTAGTCCTTGTCCGACTCAGCCGACGCCATCTGGATTTCGTTGTTGAGCTTGTCGAGCTTGTCGTTGTGGCTCAGCTTCGGATCGTAGCCGATCTCATAGATCATCGACTTGATGGCATTGCCGGGACCCGCCGGCGGCTGCGGCAGGTTCACCTCTAGTGCGTGCTGCTCGGATTCCAATTGGCCGAGCAGCTTGGCGCCGTAATCCTTGTCGTCGGGCGGGAATATCTGCCCGATCGTGTGCTTGATCTGCGCCAGCTTGGCTTCGTGGCTCAGGTTCGGATCAGCGGCAAAGCCCCACATCTCGCCCTGGTTCGGCTTGAACGCGCTTGGTGTGGCGAGCTTGGATTCAATGCCCGGCGCGACGGTCGGCGCTTCCTCGGTCGGGGCTTCCTCGGCCAACATGGTGCCGCTCTCGACCAGCTTGCCGCCGGCGCCACCGTAGAGCGAATTCGCCCATTGCTGCGCGAACTTGAAGCTCGCGTTGTCCGCCTTGAGATCGAAAAGATCGATCAGCTTCTGCATCGCCTTGAGCTTCGCCGCCGAGCCGCCCGACGCCTCCTGTGCGGCCTCGACGAGAAGCTTCTGTAGCTTCGTCTGCGGGTCCGGCCCGGTCGGCTCGGCTTCCTTGGGCTGGCCGGTCGGCGCCGCGCCCTTCTCCTTGGCCTGCTGGTCTTCCAGCAGCGAGATCGCATGCTCGGCGTATTCGACATTCGGCGGGTGGCCGTAATTCCCCACCATCGCGTTGATCTTTTCCAACTTCTCCGCCGTGCTCATGGTCGGATGATTGGCGATGTTTGCGACCTTGATCTGTGAATTGGTGACTGGTTCTTGCAGCCCGATCAGCGCCCCGGATGGCGCGGGCGCCGGTGTGGCTGCCGCTGGTGTGGCTGCCGTCGCCGGCTCGACCCATGGCAGCTTCGCGCCGGCAGCCGGTGCGCTCGCGCCGGATTTCAGCGCGGCGATCTGCTCGTTGGCATACTGCTTCGACGCGGTATCGCTGTCGGGAATATCGCCGGCCAGCGCCTCGACCCATGCCAGCTTTTCCTCGTTCGACCACTTGGCGTTCTGGGTGATGTCCTTGATCGTCGCGACCGACGGATGCGCCGCACCGGCCGGCGGCTCGCCCGGCATCGCGCCGGCAGGCTCGGCCGCCGGCATGGCGGCTGCCATCTTCTGCATGTCCTCGTCGGACGGTGGTGGCGTATCGGGCGGGTCGTTGGCCTCGCCCTCGACCTTCTTCACCGCCTTGCCGTAGGCGGTCGGCGGCAGTCCGTGATGCTTGGCAAGGTGCGCCAGCAATTGGTTCAGATAGCCGGCGACGTTGCTCGACTTGTATTTCGCGGATTCAGCCTTGATCTGCTCGGCGAGTTCCTTCGGATCGTTGGCCGCCATGCCGGCTTGGATGTGCTCGATCAGCGCCTGCTGCATCTTCTTGCCGGCCGGCCCGGCATACTTGGTCAGTTGCGGCACCGGCCCGGCGCCCACCACCTTGGCCCCGCCGCCGCCGCCGCCGCCGCTGGTCCACTCGCCGCCGCCCGGCGCGCCCTTCGGCACGCGCGGCTCGCTCGGGTCGTAGTCGTCGCGAAACTCGATGTCCTCGGTGCGGTCGTAGTCGATGTCATCGAACCACGACCTCGGCAGGATGCGGCGCAGGATGGTCATGCGGCGATGTCCAGATAGAAATGCCGGACGTTCGAACGGTGGCGCGCATCGACGGTCTTCACCGCGTGCCCGACGATGTCGCGCTTGCGCTTGATCAGCCGCTCGGACAGCGCCGTCTTCGCCATCACGTCGCCAGGGCCGTGCGCCTGCACCAGATCGTCGATCGTCTTGTCGGAGACCTTGGCGACGTTCAGCGCCGATGCGCGCAGCGCCTTGCCGCCGATGTCGCCGAATATCTTGTGGGCGTAGGAATTCCCCGGATGGCGCAGGCTGTCCCATTCAACGACCTGATCGCCGAAGGCGTCGCCCTTCGGCTCGCCTTGCGCGCGATACAGCAGCGAGCCACCCGGATCGAGCGTGGTCATCTTGCCGTTCACCATGCCCTGATTGTCGAAGCCGGTGCCGGCGGCATCCCAATTGGCCAGCCATGCGTGGGTGGCGAAATGCTCCTGCGCGAGCTTGCGCTGCGCGTCGTCGTTCTGATTGATCAGCGAGACGTCCTGCCATGGCGTCGCGGTGGCAAGCTGGCCCTGGTGCTTGACCAGCCGGGTCGGCAGCACCGGCGCGCCGGCCGCCTCGTAGAGCCGCGCGGCGAGGAATTCGTTGCGCGCGTGGTCGTCCGATTTGGAGACCTTGACGTAAAACTTGTTGCCGTCCGGGTCGGCGTATTGGCCGCCCGGATTGCTGCCCAGCTTGCCGCCGAGCTTCGTCCAGTTGCTGGTATCGACCGGCGCGTTCGGATCAGCGGGTGATGCGGCGGGCTTGGGCGGCAGCTTGAGGATGTGCTGATCGACGATGCCGTGGTCGATCTCGTGATTGAGGAAGCCCTTCAGGTCGTCGGGATGCGCCAGGGTGACCGCCTCGCTCTCCCACCCGGCGTCGTCGGGCGTGCCGCCGACGCGCTTGGCGAAGTAGTAGCGGGCGGTCCCGGTGGTGCGCTCGACGTCGCCGGCAAAGCCGGTCAGCGCGACGTGCAGCCCGCTTTCCTCGTAGGCTTCCTTCAGCGCGGTGCCGCGCAGCGTCATCCCCGGCTCGACGGTGCCCTTCGGGAAGGTCGCCTTGTAGCCGCCAAACTGGTTGGTCGGATGCACGATCCAGACGCGCCCGTCCGGCTCTTGGATGATCACCCCGGCGCCCTGCTTCTTGCCCGGCGGCGTGGTCAGCTTCGGCTCGGAGAACGGCGAGACGTTGGAATCGACCTCGGCCAGTTGGTCCCACCCGGCGTTGGTCTTCGGCGGATTGGCCCAGTGGGCGACAGCGACATTGCCGATCTTGGTCGCCGCCGTCGGCTCACCCTTGAAGAATGACGCGGATTTGCCGCTGGCGCCGCCGGTTCCCGCGCCGGATGCTGGAACGCCACCGCCGGAGGATTTCCCACCGCCAGATGATGCGCCACCACCGCCGCCGCTGCTGGTCCATTGGCCGCCGCCCTCGCCGGATTTGATCCGAGGCTCACTCGGGTCGAAGGCGTCGGACGTCTTGCCGCCGAGTGCCTGTTTCTGCGCCGCCGTGCCGGCGTCGTAGTCCTCGACCTTCGCGCCGTCGCCGGTCTTGTAGGGCGCGTGATGGCTCGGGTCGTAGGTCATGAAGACCACGTCCGGGCGCCCGGCATTGTATTTACCGAAGGTGGAATAGTCCCAGCCGTCGGGCTTGTATTCGTCGTTGAACGGCAGCCGCGCTACCGCCTTGAAGCCGTTCTTGCCATAGATGTCCGGCAGCACGGTGTCGAAGCAGTCGAGCCGCCGGCCGCCCTCTTGAGCGGCCAGCGCCAGCATCGATGCGGCGCCGTTCTTCGGCCCGCCCGGACGGCGGAACACCGAGATGATGTCGTCGCCGTGCAGCGCGAAGCCGGCCTTGGCGTCCGGCGTGGTGAACAGCCGCATCTGGTCGTAGTCGGCCGGGTCGTAGACGTGGACCGCCGCGCCGAATTTGGAGTCAGCTTTGCTGGCCGTGAGATACTGAGCGAAGGTGGCGCCGCTGCCGGCGCCAAGCTCGTGATAGACCGGATTGTCGGCCTCAGCCGCCGCTAGGGCTTGGGCGCCGGCTCCGGTGGCGCGGTAGACGGCCCGGACGGCGGCACCGTCAGGTCGCAGCCCGCCGCCTCCAACATCTCTAGGGCTTCCTCGCGTGTAAGCCCCGGATGGTTCGCCAGGACTCCCGCCAGGAACTCCTGATCGCTCAGCGGCAGTGGTTGCAGCGGTGTTGCCATCGACCTTCTCGCCCTTACCTTGGGTAGATGTTGCGCCGGCCCCACCGTTGCCAGCGGTTTCTTCACCGGGCGGACGGGTGATCTTGATGGTAGAGCCTTTGTCCGGGTCGTTGCTGGCCACCTCGACATACGTGAAGTCCTGATGGACCCAAGAGTTGGTGTGGCTCAAATGGCGGAAACCGTGCAGCTTCAGGAAGCTGTCCAGTTGATTCATGGTCGGCTTGTCGATGTATGGCGCTTCGAAGGTGTCGGGACCGCTCCGCTTGAAGCCGATCTTGGCGATCAGGTCGTGGTGCGGCTCGGCGCCGGCCGCCTTGCTGCCGCCGGCCCCGGCGGTCCACTCGCCGGCCGGGTTGCGCGGCTCGCTCGGGTCGAAGGCGTCCCGCCCGCGCCCTCGGGTCCAGCCCTGCCATAGCCGCTTGCCGTCCGCCCAGAGGATCAGCCGACGCCGTCGCCGCCGGGCTGTGGGCGCGCTAGGTGGCGCCGCCCGGTCGTCCGCTGCCTCAGCCCTCGGGCGCGCGGGCAGCCCGGCGTGCCCCTGGCAGACGTCGCAGCCGCAGCCGGTGTCGTGGGTCGCCGGCAATTCGCCGCCATAGGCGGCGCGGTGGCGGTCCCTGGCGAGGTAGCTGTAGATCACCGCGCCGCTGTCGCCGATCGAGCAGCGGGCGCCGCAGCGGCCCTCGTCCACCAGGGCGACGTGGTTGCCGACGATCTGGCGCTGCGCGCCCCGGCCCCTGGAGACGCGCTCGTAGCTCGCGTCATAGCCGCAGGACAGCGCCAGCTTGCGCTTGCCCCGGACCTTCTCGATCGCCGCCGGGTCGGTGAACACCAGATCGGCGACCAGACAGTCGGCGTCGTCGCCGGTGCCACGGCGGACGTTCTGCACATGGCCGATGGCAAGCTGGCGGTGATTCGCCGGCGTGACTTCCTCGAAAGGATGGTCGTCGGTGATCGCCTTGCCTTCGAAGCTGGCGATGGCCTCCGGGCGGAACACCTCGGAGGCGTCGCGGGCGACGGTGACCATGCCGTGGTCGTCCGGATCGAGCGGCACTTCGGTGGCGTGGTAAATCTGATCGCCGCAGCGGGCGATGATGGTGTCGGTGACGATCAGGAAGCCGTCCGGCGTCAGCGCCTGTCGCGGTGACAGCCGCTCGGCGGTGTGCCAGCGCATGGGCGCCTCCGTCAGTCAGTCAGCCACAGCACCAGCGCAATCAGCGCCAGTTCCCACAGCACCATCACCAGCAGATAGATCGCGAGACGCCACCAGTCCTCATCCACGAGCAGACAGAGCGCGAGGCGGCAACAATCCTCGTCTATGCGCTGCGCGCCGGAGCATTGACGGTGGTCACCACGTCATTGCCCGTCCGGGTCTGCTGCCACACGCCCGAGCAGGTCGCGCATGTGTAGACCGTGAGGAAGGTGTTCGGGTCGGCGTTGACCTGCGTGCCCGCGCCATCGACCACCGGCTCCCACGCGATCTTCGTCATCACGCTCGACTGCGCGGTGATGCGGCAGGCCGCCGGCTCGTTCGGGCAGTCCGGATGGCGGTTGGTTGCCTCCGCCGGCGGCATGGGTTCGGGCGGCGGCTCGGTTTCCGACATGGCTTCAGTATCCCGCCTCGGTGGCCGCCTGCTCGTTCTCGATCTCGGCGCGCCAGAACAGTATCGCGCAGCGCTGGCACAGCAGCGCGGTTCTGCCGGGATGCTGGAAATTCCCCGACAGCACTAGTGCCGATTCAAGCGGCGCCAGCGGTGTTTGGCAATGCGAGCAATCATAGGCGTCTTCCGGCGAATAGCGCACGCGGCCCCAATCGTATTTCAGCGGCTGGACGTTGAGGTTTTTCGTCACGGCGTCAGTCCCCTTGGCGACCCGGCGCGTCCACTCTACTCCGGCAGGATGGGCAGGGCGACGCAGCGGCAGTTCCAGATTTGCCCCGGATGCGAATGATGATCCGGCGGGTCCGATAGCGGCGGGTCGTCCCAACGAAATTCGTGGTTGTTCAGCCGACGGTGGCTCGGTCGCACCTTCCAGTCGCCCGACGTCTTCCAGATATAGCTGTCGGCGCCGACATGCACCGCCCTCGCCTGCACCAGCACGCTGGCGGTGCGCGCGGTCTCGGTGCGCGCGATCAGCGTGGCGCGGTAGTTCAGCCATTCTTCGGTGGCGTCGGGATGCGCCAGCGCCAGCGCCTCGCGGATGTCGCCCTCAAGCTCGGGATAGCGCGAGCCGAGCGAGATCGCGTTCAGGGTGTTCTCGTGCACCCGCTGCGCGGCGTCGAGCGGCAGCGAGGTGATCAGCCCGACCTGCTCGTTCAGCAGCCCGACCATCGCCTCGCCGGTCGGCGCGTTGAGGATTTCCTGACGCATCTGATAGGACATCTCGGCGGTGTAGCGCTGCCACGCCGTGAGGTTACGCCGGTTGACCTCCTTGATCATGCGCCATGCCGCCGCGCGCGCCCATGGCAGCGTCCCCGCCGTGTAGCGCCGCAACGCCTCGGTCAGTTCGGTCATCTTCTCGGGCGGCACCAGCAGCGGGTCGCCCTCGGCGTGAAAGCCGATGATCTGCGCGATCTGCTTGGCATACAGCCGCAGCGCCGCGCCATAGGACATCTGCGCGTTGTGCGCTCTGGCGAATTCCTGCTCGGCGCGGAATTCCTTGCGCCTGCGCGCGCGGGCCTCGGCGCGGGTCTCCGCGTCGTCGAGGGTCGCCACGGTCAGGCTTCGCGCCGCCAATACGCCACCGAGTGTGGTGGTGTGGAATCCTCGCTGCTGCTCTTGCCAAACGGCCCCGCCGTCGCCTTGGGCTGCGGCACCGAGGCACCGCCACCGCCGCCCGGCGGCTTGGCGCCAGCCGCGCCGCCACCAAAGCCGGGCGGCTTCGCGCCGGGCATTCCTGGCGGCGCCCCTGGCAGGCCGGGATGCGGTGGCGCCCCTGGCATCCCTGGCATCATGCCGGGCATGCCGGGCATGCCGCCAGCCGCCGGGTCGGGCGGCTCCCATGGCGGCGGCGCCTGCTTGCTGTCCTCGATATCTTCCTCGGTGATGTTGGTGAATCGCCCGGTGATGATCGAGCTTTGCTTGAGTTCCAGCAGTGCGATCGTGGTCGAGATGATGCCGCCCTGATGCAGCATGTTGATGGTGTCCGCGTCGCGCTGCGCAAGCTCGGCCTTCTCCAGTTCATCTAGCTGGCGCAGCGAGCGGAACGAGAAGCCCCATGTGTCGGGCGCCGGCTTGCCGAGCACCGATTGCCAGAACACGTCGAAGACGCGGGTGAGTGGCCGACGCAGCCGGGCTTCCTGCGTCGAGTTGATCATGTCGTAGTAGAGCCGGATGTCGCTCTCGCCGGTGGCGTTCATGCCGCTCGGCGACTGGCCAAACAGCCGCACCAGCGGGATACCGAGCGCGCCGGATATCTGCTGGCCGAGGATCATCAGGGTCTCCGGAATGCCGGAGAAGCTGTAGGCGTGGGTTTCGAATTCGTCCTTCGCGTCGATCACGGTCATGCCCTCGTTCGACTGCATGATCCGCATCAGTTCCATGGTGCGCGCGAAGCGCTCTTGCAGCGGCCCGCCGGCACCGATCAGATTGCGATAGCCATCGACCTTGTAGGTGCGCAGGTAGGCTTTGTAGAGCAGTTGCGCGGCGCCCATGGTGCCGCTGTCGAACGCGATCAGCCGGTCATACAGTCGCTCGATGACCGACATGCCCCAGCCGTTTTCCGATAGTTTCTGACGAAACGGCAGCGTGACGCCGTCCATCCTGACGCATCGCGTGTAGTGGATGCGCTGGCGCGGCATGAACGGCGCGGTCGCGATCACGTCGTAGAAGCGCGGCATGCCGTAATCGGGACCGTAGTCGAGCACCAGATCGCTGAAGGTCTGCTGCACCATCCAACGGTCGAGCACCATGAAGCCCTTGAGTTGGCCTTCGCTGACCGTCTCCGGGTCCAGTTCGGTGGCCATGTCCTGGCCATCGATCTGCATCACCATCAGCGCGCCGCCGTAGAGCCGCGACCATTTGACGGTCTCGTTCAGCGACTGCCACAGCAAGGTCTCGTGCATCGCTGTCTGCAATTGCTCGATGTCGTCCGGGTCGGTGTCGGAGTTCATCTGAATCCCGGCGCGGGTCATGTCGTCCGCCACGCAATCCACCGCCGCGCCGATGATCCACGAGCCGCGATACGCCCATTCCAGCATCTGCTGAATGCGCGAGATCGGCATGAAGTTGTAGCTGCTGGCCGCCAGTTGGTTGCCGGTGCCGATGCCGATGCGCGCCACGAAATTGGTAATCGCATCGGTGGTCAGATGGCCGAGCCGGTCGTTGCTCGACCCCGCCGGCACGCGGATGCGCTGGCGCTCTGGCTGTCCGGATGACGGCTGATCAGACACTGCGATAGGCTCGCGTCATGGCAAATCCTCCGACAGCCCGTCCGCTGACCAACGGTAAGAAGCGGCGCGGTCGCCCGCCCGGCGTCGGGCGCAAGCCGCCACCGGCGACCCCGGCGAACGGCGCCGAGCCTTGGGAATCGCGTCTGGCGCTGCTGCATGCCGACGTCCGCCGGATGGAGGCGGCGTTCAATCGTGCGCGCGCCGGCGACGCGGCAGACAACTACGACTTCGCCCGCAATGCGGTCGAGGTGTTGCGGCGCGACTTCGCCACCTTCGCCTCGCGGTTCAACGTCACGGTGGAGGCCGCGCACCATAACGCCGAGCAGGACACCAAGCGGCTGACCGCGATCGAGACCGCGATCAATGCGCTGATGGCGGCGGTCGGGAATACTCAGGAACTAGCCGCCGAGAACCGCACGCTGCGCGACCATCTGATCACGATCATCACCGGCGTAGCGGCGCGACCAGCGGAATGAGTGACGCATCCGAGAGAAGCGAGGCGCAGCGCATTGCGGTGCTAGGCAACAAACTGCTGGCTGCCGGCGACGGGCACAGCAATGGCGATATGCTGATGGCGGCGTCGATGATCATCAATCGCATCATCACCGGGGAACCCGACCCCAAGGCGCAGCGCACGCTGATTGCCGCCGTGCACCGCATGATCGAGCCGGAGATGCCGCACTAGAGGCGCATCCACTCCGCCAGGGTCGAGGCGGCGACCAGATGGAAGGCGCGCGACGTGGCGTCCACCACGTCGTCGTGCGGCAGTTCGGGGAAGCCCTCCAATTGCTGTAACCACGCCTCGTTCCAGTCGCCGCGCAGCACCAGCACATTGCCCGCCTCGGCCTGCGCCGAGAACGGCGAGAAGCGGGTGATCTTGTCGCCGGTCTCCGGTGTGGATTCCAGTGGGAAGCCCGCCATGATGCGGGTGAACTGGGCGATCTGCGACTTGCCCGCCTGTCCAGGGTCCTGCGGCAGCCCGATGGTGACGTCGTAGCCGTCCTGCGTCGAGATGTTCATCACCGCGCGCTCGACCTCGGCGGGCGTGCCGCGAAACGCGGTGGCGTGCATCACCAGATAGGTGCCGTCGATCAGCCGGCCGATCTTCACGCTGGCGGTGAAATCCGGATCGTTCTCGGCAGTCTCCGGCGTCGCCGCCAAATCCCATCCGCGCGCGGTCTGCACCACCACCGGCGAGATATCCACCACCTTGACCCAGGCGCGGTTGAAGTAGAGGCCGGCGCTCGGCCTGATCTTCCAGTTGCCGTTCAGCAGCCGTTCGCGCTCGACCTGCGGCAGTGCCATCAGATTGCCGACATAGGCCGGGTCGTTGCGCATCAGCGCCGGGTTATCGGCGAGCTTCGCCGCGATGAAGGTCAGCGATTTGATCTGGTCGCGCGTGCGCCCGGTCACCGCCATCGCCTCTTTCGCGGTGTCGAACCAGATCAGTGAATCATCGTGGCCGCGCACGAAGTAGCGCACCACGCCGGAGCGCTCAGGGATCGGATAGCCGGTGACCGGGTCCCACCACCACTGGATCAGATCGGCGACCCATGAGCCGGCGTCGGCATTGCATGACGCGCGTATATACGGTCGCACGCCGGTCATGCCGCGATTGCGGCTGAGCAGGTAGAAGAACTGGTATTTCGTGAAGGTGGTCAATTCGTCGAAGCAGATCAGCGGCACCTGTGCGCCGTGCCAGTCGAGCACGGTCTGATCGTATTCCAGATGCGACAGCTTGATCGACCCCTTGCCCGGCCAGCGCCACGTCAGTTGGTGGTTGATCGGCACGCCGTGCGCGTGCGGATAGAGCTTCATCGACTCATCCCACAGGCCGCCGGGCTTGCGGATGTCGGTGGTGTTGCGGCGGAACATCACGCTGTCGAAGCCGGGAACGCTGCACGCATAGCGCATGGCTTCCAGCATCAGGCCGAAGGATTTGCCCGAGCCGGCCGAGCCGCCGTAGATGCAGATGTCGGCCGTGCTCGACAGGAACGCGGTCTGCGGTCCCGGCTGCGGCATGATCTTCAGGCGGTCGTCAGCGGCAGCGCTCATTGGTCATCGGTGCCGGTCTTCGCCGCCGGCTCGCCCTCGATCAGCGGCGGGAACGTGACGTCCTCGTCAGGCTCCGGCAGGTCGCGACCATTCGGTGGCATATAGAAATGAACGACATCGGCATCGCCGCTGCCCGTCTTGCCGTGGGCGATGTCGCCGTAGGCGTTGAGCATGCCTGTCGGCAGTTGCCATTCCGGCCCGCCATGGGTGACCAGCCAATATCGCTGCGCCGCGACATTGCCCGCCAGCGCCTCGCGCACCACGGCGGCGCCGATGCGCGCCTTCACATGCAAGCGGCCCTCGGCGAGTTCCGCCTTGCAGTATTTGCGCAGCGTCTTCTCGGAGATTTTGATCACCTTGGAGATGACGTCGTGGGCGTTGCCGTTGGCAGCGAGCACCATGACCATCTGGCGCTGTTCCTCGCTCGGCATGTCGATCGGTGGCAATCGCCCGTGCTCGTCGCTGATGCCGCGCGGCTCGCCTATCCGCACGCGTTCTCCCGCATGTCCCGTTTCACTGCGAAACGCGATCAGCTTCTTGCCCTTTGGCATCATCCTCGTCTGGCTCCCGTTCGCAGATGGCGGTTTGCCCGGTGAATTGTTCCCATCGCAACACGGCGATGTCGCAATAGGTCGGGCTGATCTCGGTGCCGATGCAGCGTCGCCCGGTGCGCTCGGCGGCAATCAGTGTGGTGCCCGAGCCGATGAACGGATCGAACACCGTGGCGTCCGGTGGCACCCATTGCTCGATGATGTGGGTGACCTGATCGGCCGGGCGCGGGCAGGGATGCTGGCGCTGGATATTGCCGGGCTTGGCGGCTTCCGACGCGGTGTCGGCCATGTGCCAGTCGCGATTGTTGGTGCGCGCGCACCACGGCTCCGGCCCCGGCATCTTCCACCACACCAGCACCGCGTCGTAGGCGTGATACATCGTGGCGCCGGGCGTCATGTTGACGAAGTTCCGCGCGCCGCAGAATAGCTGCCAGTCGCGTGGGAACCAATCGACGAGGCGCCGGATGTTGCGCGGCGACTGCCAGACGAAGACCGGCGAGCCGGGATCGCAGCACGCCTCGGCGCGTTCGATGATGCGCCATATCCAGGCGCCGTATCCCTCGGCACCGTAGTCGGTGTCGTCGTGCTGGTCATACTCAAAGCCGATGCCATAGGGCGGGTCGGTGACCACGCCGCCGAGCCTCGGCAGGCTGTCGAAGATGTCGTGGCAGTCGCCGCAGTAGAGGGTGTGAACACCGAGCCGCCAGACGTCGCGGGGCTTCACGCGCGGCACGCGCGGCGCGCCGGGAATCGCGTCGGGATCGACCAGCCCCTTGGTGCGCTTGATCAGCAGCCGGTCGATCTCCTTCTGCTCAAAGCCGGAGATCAGCAGGTCCCAGCCGCCCATCTGAAGCTCGCCCATCTCCAGCTTGAGCAGTTGGTCGTCCCAGATGGCTTCCTGGCCGAGCCGGTTATCGGCGAGCCGGTAGGCGCGGACCTTCTCGGGCGAGAGGTTGTCGGCGACGTGCACCGGCACCTCGGTCATGCCCAGCCGCTTGGCGGCGGCGTGGCGAACGTGGCCGCAGATGATGACCATGTTGGTATCGACCACGATCGGCTGCTGCCAGCCGAATTCCTTTAGGCTGACCATCACCTTCGGCACCGCCGTCTTGATGATCCTCGGGTTGTGCCGATACGGGAACACGTCCCGTAACTTCATCATCCTGATATCCATCGGCACCCCGACTATTGACATAGTGCGCCAGTCCTGCTATAGCCAGGATGCACACATTTAGGAGGACCCCACCATGTGGGTAATGTTGAATGACGCCTTCCTGTCGATCGTCGCGCATCCCTCGCGACCGAAGCTGCTGCTGGTGCGCGCCCGCCAGCGGGAGGATATCGAGGCGGTGTTCCCTGGCGCAAACATCCGCGCAACGCCTGACCGGGACTACCAGTTCCGCGCGCTGGTCAAGCGCCGCACCGTCGAGGCCGCGATGGCGGCGGAGGTGCGCCGCATCGACTACACCAACTTCAAGAACAGCGTCGTCGATCAGCGTCGCCATGACGCCTACCTCGACGTCTGGACCCGCATGGACCGTTGGGGCCGGAAGACCGACTGGCGACCGCTCGCCCGCCGCTTCGATGACCACGACGTCCGCAGTCGCGAGGATGATGCCGTCACGGGAGACCTGTCATGAGCCTGACCACCGATCTCCGCCTGATCGCCTCCGCCGTCGAGGTGCAGCACGATATGCTGGAACGCCTCGACTTCTGCACCCGCGCCTATCTGAAGGCGAACCGTGGGCGCGACGCGGCGGACAAACGCGCCAAGCTGCAACAGCTTGAGGCCGTGCTGAACATGGTCACCATGGTGCTGGCACGATGACCGACAAGCGCACCCCCACCCTGGCCGATCGCTTCATCGCCTCGCGCGGCCAGAACGCTAAGTCGTATCTACAACAACCCTACGTCGATGACCTGATTCGCAAGACCCGCGCGGCGCATAAATTCGTGCTCGACGAAGACGCCGCCACGCAGGTCGCGCATGTCGTCCGCGACATTCCCGATCTGCTGGTGCGCCAGCATGATTTCGCCCGCCCGCCGTTCGATCTGACGTGGATCGAATTTCCCCACTGGAAATTCTGGCGCGAGGTGGGCAACGACCCGGCGGGTCAGGATGGCACCGCCGATCATACACTCGGCTATCTGATCGACGGCAACGTCGCGACGGTGATCGCCGGCGGCACCGTCGATCATCCGCATCTGGAACCGATGCCCGGCGTGTTCCAGTATTTTCTGAACAGCGAGTGGCCGCACGGTGCCTACGAGGAATTCCTGAAGGTAGGCTCCATCGTCAGCGAAACTCTCGACGCCTATCTGTGGGGCACCACCGCCAACCGCCTGTCCCAAGACGATCTGACCAAGCTGCGCGCGCGCTACTGCGCCGGCTTGGCGCCTATCCTGTATACCGAGAAATCCGAGAAATACCGCCGGCTGCTCAATTACGCCTTCAGCGGCAGTTCCGGCGAACTGCGCAACATCGTCGCGCTGCTGCTGATGCTCAATCGCCCGACCGTCACGCGCTATTCCAACGCTCCGGCGGGACGCGGCTGGTATCGTGGCAAGGTGACGCCGTTCCTGGCGCACACCTCGGTGACGATCGATTTCAATGCGGTCGAGACGATGCGGGTGATGGGCACGCCGGCGGGCGACGCCGTGCCACGGCGACGCCATGAGGTGCGCGGGCATTACTGCCAGAACCGCACCGCGCGCAGTTATGCCCGCATGGGCGGCTGCATGCACGACTGGCAGCCCTGCGGCGATGACTGGACCCCGATCGACGCGGCGGTCGCTGATGCCGACCGGTGGGTCTGCCGGGCCTGCGAAGGCAAGCGCTGGTGGCGCGCCGAGCACGAGCGCGGCGACGCCTCGATCGGCTTCCGCAACCACACCGACTATCGGGTGGTCGCCTCATGAGTATCCAGAAGCGGATGCGCGAGATCAGGGCGATGGGCTGGACGGTCAAGGTCGCTCGCGGTGGGCATCTGGTATGCCGCCACCCCGACGGCGCGGGACCGGTCTACCTCAGCGCCACGCCCTCGACCCGCTACTACGAGCAGATGGTCGCCCGCATGCTGCGCCGGGCGATCCGACGCGCCGAGCAACAACGTCGTTGACATAGTGCGCCATTGTGTGGCAGGCTGAAGCGGCTGCACACATAGGAGACTGACATGGGAAGCCTGAACAACCCGCGCCCGGCGCCGGCCCTCGACCTCGACCGGCGCGACCTGCTGAACCTCGCGATGGTCATGAACGAGGCCGCGCGGGCGGCCTATCTCGACGAGCGGCTGAACGTCGCGGTGACCCATCACCGGCTTGCCGGCCGCCTTTGGGCGTCCGCTGGCTACGACGAGTCAGCGACCTTCCACCGCGTCGCGGCGGATGAAATCGAACAGGAGATCGCCAAGCTCGCCAGAACCGTCGATGTCGTCGCGAAGCGACAGAGCGTGGCATGAGCCACGCGCTCGCGCATCTGAACCCCGACGCGATGGTGGTGGAAGACCTGCCGATCCTGGCGCGCCATCTGCGCCGCCTCGCGCATTACTGCGATGCCCGTGCTCGCGAAATGAACCATCGCGCGGCCGGAGAAATCCGTGACGCGCAGCGCGCCGAGACGGATTGTCGAATGCTCTACGAAAAGCTCCCAGCGGAATGGAAATGGTGATGACCAGATTTAGCAAGCTCGACTTGGATGAAAGCGGCCGGCCGGTAGAAACCGACGTGCGGGAAATTCCCCAGCGCGCCATAATGCTCTGCCCGCATTTCATCCTGATGGCGGAGCACTACCGCGCCGACGGGACCTGTCGGTGCAACGATGAATCCCACACCGAGATGCGTGAGTGGGGTTACGATTGGCGCGGCGGGTTGTGGCAATCTCCGCCTGACGACGATCAGTGAGACTGCATGACCCCCGACCGCTATCGCGAGTGCGTGGCCGCGCTTGGATACTCCTTGCGCGGCCTCGCCGGTGTGCTGACCTGCTCTGACCGGCTGACCAGGGAGTGGGCGACCGGCGCCTCGCCGGTGCCCACCAGCATCGCGGTGTGGCTGGAAGCCTGCGCCGCGCTGCGCCGCTCGCCGGGCCGGCCCGAGCCGCCGCGTGACGATCGCGGGCGGCGCCGCAAGGCGGTAGCGCCCCGCCTGCCACCGCCGCCGAGGAACTGGCGCAGCAAGCCGGTGATCTGGATCACCCATCGCGGCTATCAGATGTCACTGTCGCTCGCGTGCCGGGAAGCCGACATCTCCCGCCCGCTGGTCTACCACCGCGCCAAGCTCTGGAACGGCGACTTTCAGGCCGCCTTTGACGATCTCGTCGCGGAAAAGCGCCGCCGCCGTAAGCTGGAATCCGCTTGACATAGTGCGCCACTTTATGGCATTTCGGGAAGGCACACACTCCTTGGAGTCTTCCCATGACGAAGAAACACTACATCAGCGTCGCCAAAGCCTTCGCGGCCAGCGTCGCGCAATCCTCTGACCACTTCGACCGCGTCGCGCATTTCACCGCGCTGCGCGAGATCGCCGATCGGCTCTGCGCCGTGTTCGCGCTGGACAACCCGCGCTTCGACCGCGAGCGCTTCCTGACCGCCTGCCGTCTGGCGGCGGAGTGATCCCGATGACCTTCCTGCAATTCTGGGGCGCGCTGAATGTCGCGCTCGCAGTGCGAGACGAGCCAGAGGCGTTGTTCGCCGAGGCTCGCGCTTGGTTTGGCTGGCGTCCCGTGGTCGCGGTCGATGCCCGGCTGATCAATCACGTCATCAACGACCGGAGGCCGGCATGACCGAACGCCCCGAAATGGCGCTCTGGCTATCCGACGCGCGTGGGATTTACATCCCGCGCGACTTCGCTGCCAGCTTCGTCAATCGCGCCGCCACCGTTTCTGGCGTGACCGAGGAAGATTGGGCCATCCTCGACGCCGGCCCGGACCACGAATTCTATTGGGACGCGTGGTCGGATGTCTGCGACAACGCGACAATCACCATGGAGGGTGTCGAATACAGCATCCATCAGGATGGCGATTGCTGGCTGGTTCCCGACGGCATGGAATGGAGCGACCGCGAGGAAACTTTCGTCTGGCCGGAAGAAGCCGAGGCCGAGGATGGGGAGAACGACGATGCCGCATGATTGGCGCAAACAACTTGCCAGCGACGTGGATTTTGCCCGCTCGATCATTTTGTCGGTCGGCGAGGTGCAGCCGATGTTCGTGCTGCACAGCCCCAAGCAATCCCATATGGTCGCCGCCCAATGGTCCAGCCGCGAGGAAAAGCGACTGACCCGCGCCCTGGTCCGGCTATTGGGCGTTGCCGAGGGTGTCGAGGCGATCAGCTTCATGTCTGAATGCTGGTCGGCTGAATATCGGCAACTGCCCGGCGAGTCTCAGGCCGCCACGCGGCGTCGCGCCGAGGCCGGCCCACCGGTCTCCGAACGCGAGGGTCGCATCGAAATCCTCATGGTGATGAATGTCTACCGCGAGAACGACAAGCGCCACTGCCGGGGCGTGGTGATGGAGATCATCCGCGACGCGGACGGCAAGGTGAGCGATCTGGTCGAGCGCACCGATCCGGGCGGCGAGGAAGGTTTCGAAGGTCCCTTGGCCAATCTCTTGGTCGATCCCGAGCCGACACCGGAAGAACGCCAGCAGGCTCAGGCGATGTTGAGCAGCATGAACGTCCTGCACAAGCGGAGCACACTCCATTGAACGACGGTATCGCGCGGCTCGCCGCGATCTATGCCCGCCTGCTGTGCGACGAGCGCAGCCTGCGGCAAGCCCGACCGACGGTCTATCGCCTGCCGACCGTCCCCGCCCAATCGCCCGCCGCCCAGGCACTGCGGGCAGCCGCGATGCGGCTGTATGATCTCGCGCCGGAGGATGCCCTGCCGCACCTCGACGCGATCAAGCGCGTCATGGAGATCGACACCGGGGTCACCGACTCCAACACGGTGCTGATGCGCGTCGCGGTGATGCTGCCATGAGCGGCGTTCCCGAATTCGCCAACTCCAATCAGAACATCGAAGACTACATCGAACAACTCGACGACATCGTCGATCATCTGATCGACGCCTGCGACGATGATGTCGTCGCCGGGATGGTCGATCGGATCACCGACGTCTTCGACGGCCAGACCTTCGCCGATATCGACATGGCGATGGCGTTCGCCATGACGGAAATGCTCGATCGCCAAGCGGAATCGCTCACAGGCGGGCAGCCGAAGGATATGTTTGCCGTGATGCTGCGGATAATCTGGCGGATTCAGCAGCGGCGCGCGGAGCAAGCGGCGGGGGATGGCGACAATGATCCAGCGTAAGCTGAAGCCGCCGCCGCGCGGCGCGTTCGATTGGATGCTCGGCAACATCCTCGACGAAGTGCCGCATGCGCCGGCGCCGCCACCGCCGCCACGCGACCCCGAGATACGGCGCGTCGTGGTGAACATCGAGATCACGCCGCAGCGTCGCAAACCGAAGCCGAAGCCGCGCGCCGATCGCTGGCTGTTCGCCACGATGATCTGGCTGATCGTGCTGGCGATGTTCGCCTTCGCGCATGCCCAGCCGGTCGAGTGGCAGAACTACCGCCAGGGCTTCATGACCCACATGCACGGCAATGACGCCGACGGCCGGACGTGGACCGGGCAGAGCTATCGCCAGGGCTTCATGACCTACACCGACGTGCAGGGTCCTGGCGGGCAGTCGCAGCACTGCCGGTCCTGGCAGCAGGACTGGCGCAGCTTCACGCAATGCGACTGATCAGCGCCGCCGGTCTGCCGGCGACCCCGGACGCGGCGGGATGATGTAGAGCGGCACTGCCAGCGACGGCAGCGGTGGCAGGGTGTTCAGCCCAGCCGGCTTCGGCGCCTCGACCTTGGGCACCGGGACCGGCTTTCCCTTGCGGGGCTTCTCGGGCGCCTTGATGTGCAGTGCGCGCAGCCGCTTGGTCACGACATGCACGCAGCGCCCGAGCCGGATGCTGATCGCCTCGATCGGCATCCCCTGCACGCCGCGTAGCTCGCGCAGCACTTCGTCCTGCACCTCGGTCCACACCGTCGCGGGCTGGCCGAAGCCGCCCTTGCCCTTCGCCTTGCTGGCCGGCGCTGGTGGCGGCTCTGGTGGCGCTGGCGGCGGCGCGGGCGGTGGCTCGGTCGGCGGCAGCCCTGGCAGGTCTGGCCCTTCCAGCGGGTCCGGCGGCGGCGTGGGCGCTGGTGGCTCCGGCGCCTCGATCGGCACCACACCGGGCGCCAGTGGCTCTGGCGCGGGCGCCTCGGGGTTCTCCGGCCGGTCCATCAGACTGCCGCCACCTTGGAATTCTCCGCCTCTCTCAGCTTGTCCGTCAGCGCTTCGTTCAACGCGACCATACTTTCGATCGGGTCGAGTCCGTCGGTGGCCAAGTATATTCCTGCCAGGGCGCGCTGGATACGCTTGGCCTTGGCTTGAGCGGCACGCCGCTCGCGCGCTGCCGTGATGTCATCGGCAGACCTTTCGTCCTGGCGTAGCTCGCGCGCCAACCGGCGCTCGCTGCTCGGCGAGAGAAACGACTCGGGCATGTCTGGGGTTCTCCGGACGCTTTTCGCGTGAGGATGACGGAATCCCTACGGCGGTTAGATTCATCGCGTCAAGTGGATCGAACCATTCCGGGCGAAAAATCGCTGGTTATTTCTGGCCGCATGGCCACGAATTCCATTGACATGGTGCGCCAATCCGCCGATAACCCGGAGGCGGCGTCATCCGACACCGCTGCACATTCTCAGGAGTCTACCATGCCTTTTGACACCACCACGCTCGACGGCGATTTCGTCCCGATGAATCATCGGGAAGTTCAGCCGATCGCCGCCACCGTCCGCCGCGTCTTCGACGAAGACGGGCGCGAGATCGAAGGCTTCCACCACATCATGAACGGCCAGACCGGCGCCACCATCCGCGTCGCGCCGGATACCTACACGATGGTGCAGAACGAAGTCGCCGTGGATACCATCGAGAGCGCGCTGAAGCAGTCGCGGCTCGACCTGACCGACGCGCGCTTCGGCGTCGATTACTCCCATGATGGCGCGCGGATGTTCGCGCAGTGGATTCTGCCGGCGCACACCGCGCTGGTGAAGCCGGGCGTCGAGGCGACGCTGCGGCTGGTGCTGCTGAATTCCTACGACGGCACCTCGGCGCTGGTCGCCCGCACCGGCGCCTACAACTGGGTCTGCGCGAACACCTCGGTGTCCGGCAAGGAATTCGCCAGCTTCCGCTTCACCCACTCGGGCGAGATCGACCTGTCGCCGGCGGTCGCCAAGCTGACGCGCGCGGCCGAGGAACACGTCGAGCAGGTCCACCGTTGGGAGCAGTGGCCGCATATCCCGGTGACCGACCAGAGCATGCGCGCGGTGATGGCGTCGATCCCCAAGGCCAGCGAGTCGCAGATCGACGCGCTGATCCACGCCTATCTGAAGGCGCGGGACGAGGATGAGTTCCAGGGCGGCGCCAATCTCTGGTGCCTGTTCAACGTGCTGACCGCTTGGGCGTCGGAGAAGGACGTCTCGGCGCGCAGCGCCAACCGCGCTTACCGCAACTGGGGCCGCCAGAAGGACGTCGGCAGCGTGGTCGAAAGCAAGCTCTGGCAGGAACTGGCCGCGCAGCCGGTGCGGCGTCTGGTGCACGTCGCCGCGCCGCCGCTGGTGATGCCGGCCGCGCCGGTGGTCGAGGCTGAGATCGCCGCGCCGGCTCAGGCCGAGATCGCCGCGCCGCTGCCAGCGGGCGTCACCATGATCGGCTAAAGGTTAACTGTGCTCGCTGAACGTCGGGTCCCGCAACGGTTGCAGCCGTTGCGGGACCGCTTGCTCAATTACCGGAACCGGTAGCTTCGGAACGGGCGGCCCTCGGTCGCCCGTTCTGTGTTCGTGCTGCAAAACCTGACATCTTGTCCGTCATTCTGTCCGCCGATTCGATCGATTCGACCTGTCAGTTTTGACAGGCACGTTCAGTGAACGGACCCCGCTTTCGGCGGCACTTCGATCACCCGGTCGTTCTCGGCGTCGATCGCCATGCAGCGACCGACGGCAGCATCGAGCTTCGCTTTGGCGCGCTGGTGGATCAGCATGCCGTAGTCACGGTCGAACATGATGTCGGCGTCGTCGATGCCGATCGCCCTGGCGGTAAGATACTGCTGATGCAGCACCGCGATCTCGTGGTTGATAAAACCCTCGCCCCTGAGCTTCCTTCGCAGTTCCTTGTATTTCATGGCGGCAGCCTTTTTCCCCTGGCGATCTCGTCGCGTATCTCGCTGGCGAAATGCTGCGCCAGAACGTCGAGGATCGCCAGCAGCTTGCCCTTCTCGACGGGCTGCGATGCCGGCTGGCCCGGCAGCGATCGGGTCCACGCGCGCAGCGTCATGTTGCCCAGCACGATGGCTTCGATCATGCGCAACTGCTGGCGCGAGAACAGCGCGATAACCCGCCGCACCGCGCGCGCTGCCCGCACTTGAGAAACCGCCGCCGCGCCGCCGCCATGACGCGGCTGCGGTTGTTGCTCGACGTAGATCAGCGGTCGCGCGGCGGAATATCCCATGGTCGCCAGATCGACCTGTTCGCGCAGCTTGTCGGCTGCCGCGATGTGCGCGTGGGTCACCCCGGAGGTGGCGAACGCCAGCATCCGGCGCAGCGGGTCATAGCTGCGCCAGCCGTGGATTTCGCGCGGCGTGCGCCGGGCGCCCGGCGTGATGTCGTCAGGGTCTCGCCATGTCGCGCGCATCGCATGCGGTGGTGGCGCCTCGGTGCCCGCCACAGCGCCCGCCAGACGCTGCCGGGCGAGGCGTGGCGCCCTCAGTCGCCCCTCCGGTCCAGGCGCGGTGTGGCGCGTCCTGGCGGCTGCGGTGGGTCATCTCGATCGGGATCGGTCATCGCCGCCCCAACATGGTTGCGGGCGGGTGTAACCCCGCCCGCTGCACACACTCAGGGAATCTGTCCGTTAAAGGAAAGCGCCTGACTGTGTCTTCAGCATATCAGGCGCCGAGCCATGCGCGCAACGCCTGATTGCTGACGCGGATCAAGCCGCTGCGCCGTAGCCGAAGCGCTCGCGCTGCTCGCGCATGAAGTAGAACGCCCAGCCCTTCTTGTAGCCCTTCACCTTGGCGAACGCTCGCGCCTGCGCCTCGGTGCGCGGATGCTGTTTGAACTGCGTCATTGACACCTTGCCCCAGCGCGCTTGCGCCTGCTTGGCGGACTCCGCCTCGATCAGATCACCGGCGACCTGCTCGACCACGCGCTTGCGGCCGAGGTTGATGCCGTCCACGTTGATCTCCGCCGGCGCGCGCTTGACCTTCTCGACGCCATCGAGCGTCCAGACGCGGTCTTCTTCGGGCAGGCCGTGGCGCAGCGTGTTGCCCGCATGGTCGAGCACGATCAGCGGCGCCCCGTCGGCCTTCGGCCGCATGCCCCTGCCAATCTGTTGCAGCGCCAGGATCAGCGAGCCGGTCGGCCGCAACAGGATCACCGCGCCGACCGACGGCACGTCCAGCCCCTCGCTGATCAGGTCGCAGCTAGTCAGGACGTCGATCCCTTGAGGCGCGTCAAGAGGGAGGCCGAGCGCCGCGATCAGCCGGTCGCGCTCGTCCTTGGACGTGCCGCCATGCACGCAGGCGGCGCGCAGCCCGGCGTCGCGGAACGCTTGGGCGACCTGCTCGGCGTGCTCGACGGTGACGCAGAAGGCGATGGCCGTTTTGCCCGCCGCGTGCCGGCGGTAGTGCGCAATCGCATCACCGGTGACGATCTGCGCGCGCTTGGCCATTTCATCGCCGGCTGCCCAATCGCCGCCGACCTTGCGCAAGCCGGTGGTGTCGATTTGCTGCGGCGGGATGAAGACCTTGCTGCGTGCGAGATGTCCCGCATCGACAAGTTCCTGCATCGTGGGGCCGCAAATGATGGCGTCGAACAGGCCGCCGCATTGCGTGCCGAGACCAGCGCCATCGGTGCGCGACGGCGTCGCGGTAACGCCGAGCAGCTTCGCCTTGGTCTGCGACTTCAGCAGTGTGAACCACGTCTCCGCCACCGCGTGATGCGCTTCATCAATGACGATGAAATCAAACTGCGGAAGCTCGCGGTTCACCGCGCTCTGGATCGACAGAACCTGCACCGTCGCATCGTGGTCGCGGTCGAGGCCGGCCGCGATGATGCCATGCGGCACGCCGCACCAGTCGAGCTTCGCCGAGGCTTGGCGGATAAGCTCGCGGCGATGCACGAAGACGCCGACCTTGCGGCCCTTGGCCGCCGCCGAGGCGACGATGTGCGAGAAGACGACGGTCTTACCGCCGCCGGTGGCAAGCTGATAGAGCGGCGCCTTGGCGCCCGCGCCGTAGGCGGCGCGCAGCCGGTCGATGTCGGTGATCTGGTAGTCGCGTAGGATCAGGTCGTTCATGGGTTGCTCCGGACAGAATGTGTGCAGTCCGGCTCATAGCCTAAATGGCGCACTATGTCAACGGCGCGCCGGTCAGACTCACGTATTAAAAATTCGACGGGACTGGAATATCAGCCAGATCGGCGGCATAGCGCTGTTCAGCCGCCGCCAAATTGGCGCGGGCGCGCGTCAGGACCGTCTCGCCTCCCGGTATACCGCCCCAGTGCTGCTCAAAGAGCAGCACCGCCGATTGAGCAGAGGCGATCTGCAACTCGGCTTCCCGTCGTCGCCTGATGGCATCTTGGATGGCTTGGGCGCGGCGTTGGGCCTCCTGCACGATGGCGGCTTCCGCTGCTATCCGACGCTGGTGTTCCCTGGCCTCGGCAGCCTGCTCCAGCCAGACCCGCCGCTGCTCAGCCTGCTGCACCTCCCGAGCCGCGCGCTCTGCCTCTTGTTCAGCCGCGCGCTCGGCGGCTCTGGCCGCCGCCCACTCCCGTCGTAGCCGCGCTACTTCGGCGACGCGCTCAGCTTCAAGACGCTCCCTCTCCTGCTCATCGAGCGCGAACTGCGCATCGAGCGCTGCCTTGTCGGGATGGAAAATCCAGGCGCGCCGCGCGGTGGTCAGCACGATGTCGCGGGGGACGCTCTGGCGATAATCCGATAGATCGACCTCGATTGATGCCAGCCGGTGTGCGGCGAAGTCAGATATCTTCTCAGGCTCACAGCGGTGCGCCACCCAGATTTCGATCGCCAGCAACCCAGCCTCGGTCTCCGCCAAGATATCAGGCCGCCGCGCGATATCGCCCATCCAGCGCTCGGGCTGCGCCACCGTGAAGCTGACCTTGTGTGCCCCGGACACTGGCCGGGTTCTGCCACGGTAGTTGGCGTCCAGCCTCGGCACGGTGATCCAGCCGGCTTCGATGATGGTCTGCTTGGCCCAGCGATGGGCGTCGCTCTCGGGCGTGTAGTTGCACGTCGCATCAGCCCCAGCCGCAGCGTGCCGGAAGTGCCAGCGGTAGACCGCGCCCTGCGCTGCGATCAGCGACCCGCCGCACCCCGTGCAAACACAACCGCAAGCAGCACCACCCGGCACTTCTTCGGGCGTGACCACACGACCATCATTGCTAAGGCCGAACGGGATAAGCAAATCAGACATTGTTTGTGTGCCTACAAATAAGGGGGTCAAGGGGGTCAAGGGGGTCAGTCTTCCCGTCGCGGGAAAACTGTCAAGTTATAGAATCGAAACATGACAGTTTTTGTAGGTTGGTGGGAATGACCCCCTTGACCCCCTTGACCCCCTCCTGTCAGACCCTCGTAACCCGCCATCGCGCCGCGCCTTGGGTCGTTCCTCCATCCTTGGAAAAGCGAAGGTGGTCAGCTATCCTGTTGGAATATTTACGCAACCAATCGCCAAACCGTCTGGAATCGATCTCATTGGTCCGTCCGGGGAAGGCTTCCAGCAAAACCTCCCGCAACCGCTCTCGCTTCTCCTTGTCCTGCAAAAACTGCACGACGGTGGGGTGATTGCTCGGCAGATCAGGGTCTGGATCGGGGACGGATGTGAGCGCGAACCGGATCGCGTAGTTCGCGGGGTGAGCGTGATCACCGAATGCGAAGTGCCACGCAGCAGTGACCGACTGCACCCGGCTCATCTCGGGGTCGCTCGCTCTGGTTGTATTCTGCGACGCCACCGGATCAGGCTGACCCAGCCAGATCAGCGGCTCCCGCACCAGCCGCGACCAGCCGGGATACGAGCCGAACGGCTTCATGTCATCGCGCCTTGAGCCGTGCGCCAGATAGGCGCGGGCGATGATCAGGATGTCGGCGATGTAGCGCCCGCGATCGGCGCGCACGGTGGCGATGGGGTCGCCGTCGAATTGCCGCTGCTCGGGGCGTTCCTCGCCGGAATCCATGCTGCACAGCACGGTGCGCCTGACCTGTTCATCGACGATCGGCAAATTGTTGCCGGTCATGTAGATCGTCACCGAATTCTCGACCTCGACCTTATCGAGCGTGCCGAATAATCTGATGCCGATCATCGGGCGCTCGGTGGCGATATTCAGCACCGCCAAATCCACCATGCGGTGGACATTATCGATGGAGAACCCGGCGACTCCCGACAGCAGATTGGTGTTGATCCCCTTTTCCGTTTCCTCGTCGTTTTTCCCCGCGCCCATGATCGGGCATGGGCGACCGATTGCGATCGTGCTGGCCAAATCCACAAGGTGGGATTTCCCGCTACCCGGCGCGGTGGCGCTGACCGCCAGCAATGGGCTGACCGCCATGCCGCAACGCAGAACCTGCGTCATCAGAATGGCCAGCGCCACCGATCTGGACACGTCGCCATCGTCCACGAAGTCATAGTCGGTCAGCAGGGATTCCAGCCGCGCCAGCGCGTGGAATGCGTCCTGTATGGTGGGGGCCTCGGGAATTTCCGGCATCACCAGATCGCTCGGGAACATCAGGTAATAGCGCGAGAGGGGATCGTAGCCCGGCGTCATCAGCAGACTGCCATCAGGCCGGATGGTCGGCGACGTCAGCACGCCGCGCACCACCGGGAACGACCACTCGCCCCGATTGGCCAGCAGGATTTCAATCACCTTGGTCGGCGGGTCGCATGCCACGAAGCGGTTCGACCGACCGTCCCATTTCTGCCAGATCGCGACGCTGGCCAGCAGCGCCATCATGGCGGCCGGCGCGATCGGCACCAGCGCCGCGCTATGGGTCACGCTGCCATCGGCGGCGGGATATTCCTGCTCGGCCGGACGCACCAGCACCGAGCGCTGGTAGATCGGCGCGCCGGCGTTCAGCAGCGCCGCCTCGGCCTCGCGCACCATGCGTGGAAGCTCGCCGGCGGCGCAGATGATGACCGGCAGGCCATCGGGCGCCGGGCGGCCGGCCTGACGCGGTCCCTCGGGTGGTGGCGGCTCCGGCCCGATCGGGCCGATCCCCGCCTCGGTCTCAGTCTCGCCGCCGCCCTCGTCGATCTCCGCCTCCGCCTCGGCAAAGGCGATATCGCCATCAAGCTCCGGCTCGCCGCCCGCCCCACCCGCACCAGCGCCACCAGACGGCGCCACACCGGGGCTGTAGGTGCCGGGCGGCACATACAGCGGGGCTTCCAGCGCCAGCCACTCTAGCTCGCTACGGTCGCCGCCATCGGCCAGCCAGTCGGTCACGTCGCCCTTCTCGGGCAGCCCTGGCAGGGCGAGCACCTTGACCGATGACGCGACGCCGAACAGCGCCCGCGCGACGATGGCGGCATGCGCGCGCCCTGGCGGGTCGTTGTCCGGCAGGATCACCACCGGCTTGCCGGCGAAGTAGCCGTTATAGGCGGCGCGCCAGCCGCCGCCGGTGCCGCCGATCGCGGTGGTCGCGATCAGCCCGAGTGCGGCGAGGGAGTCAGCATCTTTTTCACCCTCGCAAATCCACGTCGTCTCGCTGCCGGACGCCAATAGCTCGGGCAGCCGGTAGAGCGGGCGGGCGTCGCGCGGGATGTCCTTGAGCGACCATTTCCAGCCACTGCGATTGGTCGGATCAGGCCGGCGTTGCAGGAAGCGCGGGCTGCCGGTCAGCGTGCGGACCACCTCCAGCACGAGGTGCCCGGCGGCATCGAGGTAGCCGTAGCGCTTGCCGATGTTCTGCCAGGGCGGCACCTTGCCAGCATGCCCGTTGGCAGCCTTGCCCGGCGCGGTGTGACCGTTCGCCTTGGCAGCGCCGCTCGATCCACCGGTCGATCCGCCTGCCGATCCACCGACCCCTGGCGCCGTGCCGCCGCCCTTGCCGCCACCCGGCGTCCTGACCTCGGGCAGCCCGCCGAGCGCCAGCTTGTGCATCGCCAGATAGCCGCCGCCGGTGCCCGCCTCGTGGTCGCGCCAGACCAGTTCCGCGATCAGAACGCTTTTGGATTCCTTGGCGCCGAAGCGCGCCTCATTGCGGTCATGCGACCAGCCGGTCGGTTGACCCCACAGCATGATGGCGAGTTCAAGGATCGACGGCAGCGACGGATCGGGCACGAACCCGGCGGCCATCTAGCTGCCCTCCTGACGCCCTCCGGGTCTCGGTCGTTCATCGGCCGAGGCAATGGAAACCAACAAACAGATAGTTGATGACGATAAAAACGACATTACGGCCACGCCTCTCTTGCAGTCAGACCGCTGGCGTGGCAGAACGGGCGTGCAAGTTGCCTTTGTTCTGCTTTCCAGCGGGCTAAAGGTTCAGACGCCTCCGACTCCCAAGGTCGGGGGCGTCTCTCGTTTAAGCGGTCAGTCTAGCGTGCCGGACCCGCCGATGACCAGCGCGTTACGCTCATATTACGCATCGGCACCTTCCACCGATTCACCCACCACAGACTGGCTATCAGCCGCCACGGGCCAGCACCGCGATCAGCACCTCATCGTCTACCCCGCCGAGCCTCCTGGCCTCCTGCAGCACCTCGACCCGTAGATCGATCTCACGTTGCAGAGCGACGCCCTGCGCTTGGTAGGCGCCGACGTGGCGACCGTAATTACCGACGGTGATCGTGTGACGTGGATGCCATTCCGTGCGGTTGGACTCTTCATCGATTGGCTCGATCTTGCCGTCTTCCACCACCTTGCGTGGCGGCACCGCGAAGCGATAGCCAAGGTTCAATCCCTCAAATCCAGGCAATAGCGGCATGTCGCTGCCATTGAGTTCGATGCCGCGCGCTTTGCCTTTCATGATCCGTCGCGCGATCGGCGGAATGCCCTTGGCAGCCGCCCAGAGCGGATAAGCGCTGATGATGCTGATGTAGTCTGTCGCGCAGCCAGCCAGGATATCCGGCATCGCCAGATTCTTGTCGCGATGGTCGGTCAGGATGAATCGCGCCAGCATGCGCTCGACCTTCTTATCGACGGTCTCCTCGTGCCGTGCTGCCATGCTTACTTCTCCCCATCATTTCGCAGGCATTTGTTCAGTGCGGTGAGCCACGCAATCGCCAGCGGCACGGTGGTGCGGAAGGCATCTCTGTGCGACTTGTTGAACTCACTGAACATCTCGTCGGCTGGTGGCGCTTCCTGAAAATACCCCACCGCGCGGGACAGCGCCTGACGGCGGAATATCTTCTGCTCGGTAGCATGCGTTTCGGCCGGATCGACCGGTGGATAGCCCTTGCCGTTGTAAAGAATCTCCTTGCCGATCTCCTTGGCCAGCGACTGCACCAGCAGCGGCGACAATGAACGCTTGCCAGAGAACCGCGCCAGGACGCGCTCGATGTCGGCGATATCCGGCTGGCGCTTGCCGTTGACGATCTCGTCGAGTTCCTTCAGCTTCTTGCGCAGCACCTTTTTCTCGTCGGCATCCTCGGCAATTCTGCCCTGCAACTCCTCGATCTCCTCCGCCGCTTTGGCGCGGGCCTCCTTCAGAATCGCCTTGCGTTGCTCGACCAGAGACTGCGCCGCCTGCTCCTCCACCTCGGCGCGAACCTTCGCCACCATCTTCTCCGCCTCGGCGTGGGTGATTCGCTCACCAGCCTTGGCGCGCTCCACCGCTTCGTCAGCCAGCGCCTGCGGCACCGAGGGGGAGGCGAGCAGGCGCATTGCCCTGAAATCTATTCGTAACGGTTCCGTATTCGTATCCGATACGAGCGCCCCTTCGAAGCGTTTGCTGACGTTGATGTAAGCGTCTGCCGTGTCGCGTGACACTGCGTTGTCGAGGCACCACGCACCCCACGCGCCGCGCACCTCTTCCCTGATCGCGGCGAACTGCTTGCCGGCCTCGATCCAGTGATAGAACCCTGCTGCCATGTGCGTGCGTGCTACCCGCAGTCGCTCGGCACACCGCGCCTCCGTCTCGGGATCGAGCGCAGCCTTGATCGGAACCACTTCAGACATATCAGTGCCTCTCTACAAATGTTCCCAATGCCGCCCGCCGTCCGCGTAGGGGCTTGTCCCGCTTGGTGGGAGCGGACGTGGCGGCAATAGTTACCGACGTGACGACGATAATCACCGACGGTAATTGTGTGACGCGGATGCCATGCCTCGTTGCCTTCCATCACTCACCTACCTATTTGAATCCGGTGTCTCGGCCTCGGCGCCCCAGCTATCCCAGCCGGCACGGGGCGCGCGCGCGAACATTTCCAGCTTCGCGATATTCGGGAACAGGCTCTCGATCATCGCGGCGAACGCCTCGGGCTTCTCTGAGTGCTTGCCGACCGACGCCTCGATCACCGAAGGGAATTGCGTGCCCGGTGCCGGCGCGGGCACGTCGCCCTTCACGCCGACCAGCAGCAATTCATGGGCGTTGCGGAACCAATAGCCGGTGCCGACGCGGTCCTTCACCCATGCACAGTGCGAGCGATAGGTGAAACCATAATGCGCCATCCATGCCAGTGCCTGTTCCAGCATCGGCACCGTCGCCCAGCAGAACAGCACGCAGTTTTCCGCCGGCGCGACGCGCATCACCTCCATGTCGAGCAGATCGACCATCGGCATGGTCGGGTAATGATTGTCGGCGGCGCGATCCATGCCCTCGACCGAGTAGGGCGCAAACCGCCACGCCGGATCGGCATACAGCACGCCATACAATTGGTATCCGACATTGGCTGACGCCTGCTCGATCGCCTCGGCCAGCATCGCCTCGCGCTCGGTGCGCCGCAGTTGCTTGACGTGCGTGCGGAGTTGCGAAGTGCTGCGCGGCGGATCGGTCTCGGCGCACCATTGTAGTAGTGATATTGCATGGCTGTCTGGTAATGGCGCAACGGCGCGGTGGTGATCGAAGGTCACTCCCTTGACTCGCGTCAAGGCAGGCCATCGTCCTGCGACGGACCCAGCCGTCCAACAAGTCGTATGGGCCGGCCCCTTCCAGTCCCCAGCAGTCACGATCTGCACGCGCTCGCCATAAGGCTCGCCGCGATTCCACCAGTCACCAATGTCCCACATCAGCGAGCGGCCGGAGCGCTCGCGTTCGCCAAGCTCCTTGCCCTCAGTTACCCAATGTTCAAGCGACGTCGGCACGGCGAACGGCACGATGTTGGCGGCCTCGCTCATTGACACTCTCCCGCGTTATTGCCGGCGACCTTTGCGGCTGGCGGTCATCACCGCCGCCGATTGCAGCCGGTCCTGTATTTCGTTCAGTCGCGCCTCGGCGCTGGCAATGCCCATGCGGGCGATCTCCAGCGCCTTGCGCGCCTCGGCCATGATGAATCCCCACGGCACCATCTGCTCGGGCGTGGGCAGCCGGTTCTTCGGCGCCGGCGCCACATTCGGATGCCGATCGCCCTTGGCGATCTCGGCGATGCGTCCGCCATTCTCGCCGAAATAGGCGGCGATATCGTGCTGCTTCTCGCCGCGCATCAGCAAGCCCTTGACCACCGCCGCCTGTTCCACCGTGATCATCGGCTACACGCCGACATAGCGCGGGCGGGGGCGATCATAGATGCCCATCGCGCGGCGCTTGGCGTTGCGCTCGTTGCGAAGCTCGTTGATCCGCGCCTTGCGCTCCGGCGACGACGGCTGATTGATCGGCACCGTCTTGAACAGTTCGAAGGTGAAGGTGCGCGGCTTGGTCTTGGCGCGCGCGGCGTCCTCGCCCTCGCGTTCGCCGATCTCGTCGAAGCGCTGCACATAGCGCAGCGCCGGACGCGGCGTCACATGGACAAAGCGCGTGTCGCCGACGGTGACGCCTGCCTGATTGGCATCGACCCGGATATAGCCGGTGCCATGCAGCCGGAAGGTCCGGTCGATGGCGCGGGCGATGACGCATTGCGCGCGATTGGCGCACTTTGCCTCGTCGATGTCGGCCTGAGTGACGGTCACCGTGATGCGCGGATTGCCTATCCTGTTTCTGTTCGGCCTGTTCATGTTCGGCATCGTGTAGCTCCCCTGTGCCGCGTTGATTTGTTAACGTCGTCCTGGCCGTGGCTTGATCGTCAGTCCGGTGAATCGCGGATGCGTGCCGGCGAAGATGTCGAAAGCGTGCTTCTGCCAGCCGCCGATGTTGCGCTGCTCGATGGCGCGGGCAATGAACGTCATGTCGTCGAGCCGGCGCGGCCCGCCGCTGGTGTGCGACAGCAGGATCGAGCGATTTGTATCATCCATCCGGTCGCGCCATGCGCGCAGCCGGTCCTGCCAGCCGCCTCTGGTGGTCTCGTTGGTCGAGCGCATCGCCAGTTCCTTGATCCGCCGCCACTGTCGGTGCGGCAGATAGACCACGGTGAAATCCTCGGAGTATCCCGCGCTCATCGGACTGCCATGGAGATTGTCGCCACCCGCTGATCGCCGTCGTTCGATTCAGCGTTCCTGGCGCGGTCGCGTCTTGCGGGTCTCGTGCCAGACCTTCAGCGACTTCAGGGATTCGATCGCCTCCACCAGGGCCTCAGCGGCACCTGCCAGCCGGTCCAGCGGGCCGCCACCGCCCAGGCGGTCGATGGCGTCGGCGGTGGCGTCGCCACCACTGTCCAGGGGGTTGTTGATCGCCTCGGCGACCGCGTCCAACCGGTCATCGAGCACTTCGGTCAGTCGCAGCAGAGCATGGGCGATGGCGAAGCGGCCGTCGGTGGTGGCGCGGTCCTCGATCTCAAGCTCGATGTCCTGATACCGCTGCTTGAGCCATTCGGTGGCGGTCTGGGTGCTGGCGTTGGTCGTCATGGCTGATTTTCTCCTGACGCTCCATTCGACGGGGTTGTCACCGAAGCGCGGATCGGACCCTGGTGCGTGGCGCTGGATTGTCTCCGCCTCGGCGGCGTCGATCACCTTGGCGGCTCTGCCGGAGCGGGCATGCGCCTCGTGCGGTGGCAGCCTTTCATCGGAGAAGTCGGCGATGGGGTTGAGGATGCCGGTCATGGCGGCGGTGCCCTTGTCGTTTGGAAGTGGAGGATGTGCCGGCGGGGGATTTGCCAGACGTCGAGGTTCGCCAGACAGGATTCGGCGTCTTCACAGATCGCCACCTCAGCGCCGCACATCCGCGCCTCGACCAAGAACGCCTGCTGCGCTTCGCTCAGCACGCCGAGGCGTGGGCGCTTGATCTCTTGGAAGTAGACCCTGGCGCGCCACAGGAAGGTCAGGTCGGGAATGCCGTCGATGATCCCCAGCGCGATGCGGATGCCGGGGTTTTTGTAAGCGGAATTGCTATGATCGACGGCATACCACAGGACGCCGTTCCGTCGCCGCCCCGGTGCGCCGATCTCCTTGCGCAGACAGTCGCCGATCTGCTTGTGCAGGTCGTATTCCTCCGGCTCCGGCATGGTCAGCCTTAGCTGCGCCGGGGCCTTCACGATCCGCGCCATCAGGCGGCGGCGACGGCGGTCTTGAGGTAGCCGATGACAGCGAATTCGACGATCTGCGAGCGCGCCCGCTGCTGGCGATCAGCCTCCCTGTCGATCGCCTCCACGAGATCGGGCGGCAGCGACACGGTCAACTGGGTCCGCGTCCGGCTCGGTGGCGGATAGCGTCCGCGACCGGTGGCAGCAAGCAGCGGCGCGTTGGTGCGTGGCATCGATTTGTCCTTACAACTAAGCGGTGAACCCTTGCACAATCAGTCAGTCCGTGCAATACCCTTCGTATGGCACACAAACCCGTAACTGCTTGGCAGTTGGAAAAGTCAGTCGGCGTCTGGCAGCGGCTGCAAGAGCAGTTCTCCGTTGACACGACGTCGCTCAGCAACGACGAGAATGTCGTCGGCACCGCCGTCGATCTGCCGGACAGCCTGTCGCTGCCGGACGGCGGCCATGTGCCCAATCCGCACATCCTCCTGGCACGGCTGATCGATGACGCGGTGTGGGCTGATCGGCGGGTCGAGGAAGCCGACAATCTCCGCAAGCGCTACACGTCGCGGCGGGACCGCTACGCCGAGCGCAGCGACGCGATTCGCGCCCACATCTCCGCGCTTGCGGAAATCCTCGACGTCAGTTCAGCCGAAGGTGAGCTTGGCGCTTTCGATTTCACCAAAGGCCGGTCCAGTGTGGTCGCCGACGTCGATCGGCTGCCCGAGCAATACATCCGCGAGAAGATCATCCGCGAGGCGGACAAGATCGAATTGGCGAAAGCGCTGAAAGCGCTGAAGCCCGGCGAGACGATCGAAGGCGCGGAACTGTCCAATCCCGGCTGGGTGCTGCGCATCACGCCGTTCTAGCCGACCGCACACACTCAGGAGTCTTCCAATGAACGACATAGTGCCAGCCGGCAATGGCGGCAATGAACTGACGGCGCTGCTGATGCGCGCCGCCACCGATCCCAACTTCTCGCCACAGAATTTCGAGGTAGCTATGAAGTTCATCGCCGATCGCGAAGACAAGATCGCGCACCGCGCCTTCAACCGCGCGATGGCGCTGACGCAGGCGGAACTGGAATCGGTGGAGCGCACCGGCAAAAACGATCATCTGCGGGCGCGCTATGCCACGCTCGACGGCATGCTCTCGGAGATTTTGCCGAAGGCGTCGCAGCACGGGCTGAGCATCCGCTTCGGCTCGCAGCCACCGGTCGAGCCGGGCATGAAATGCGTGACCTGCACGGTGGCGCACGACGACGGACATCACGAGACGACGGCGCTGGAAGGTCCGGTGGTCACCACCGGCTCGCAGGGTGGTCGCATGCAGATGACCGCGATTCAGGCGGTCGGCAGCACGGTGACCTACCTCAAGAGATATCTGCTCGGCATGGTGTTCTCGCTGGTGCTGTCGGACGAGCAGGATGATGACGGTAGCGGCGGTGCGGGCAGCGGCGGGACGACCCGTCAGCAGGGCACGTCGCCGTCCTCGCGGCCACCCTATCAGGCGGGCGACGCGCGTGGCTCACGCTCCGACGCAGGCCAGGGCCAGACCCAAGGGGCGCCGACCAACGGCGCGAGCAACGGCGCACCCAAGCCGCGCGACGATGCCGCGTGGCTGAAGCGGCTCGGCGAGCGGCTGGACCGCCTGACCACGGTGGATGATATCAATGCGCTGATGAAAATTCCCGAGATCGCCGGATGGCGCGCCGCAGCGTCGGAGGCGGTGCGGGCGGACATCGACGCGCTGGTCGAGGCGCGCGTGCGCAATCTGACTCCCGACGCTACGCTGAGCGAAGGCGCGCGTGCGCTGATCGCCAATATCCGCGAGGCCGCCGATCTGACGGCGCTCGATCTGCTCGCCACCCTGCCGGAATTCCGACAGAGCCTGCTGGCGCTGGATTTCGCCGAACAGGACGTGGTCGATGCCGCCTTCAAGGCGCGCGCCGGCGAGCTTGGTGGTGCCGTATGACGGGCATCACGCTCGATGACATGATCGCCGAGATACGCCGGGAGTTGCGCACGCGCGAACTAACCTACGCCTCCGCCATCAAACGCGGCGCGCTCAGCGAGACCGCAGCCCAGCGGCAGAATGCCCGGCTGAGCGCGGCGCTCAGTGTGCTGACCGGGCTGCGGGAGATCATCGAGATCACCGCCGGGCGCGGCCCCGAGCCGCCACTGGCCGCATGAGCGTCTGGTGGTGCGATGACTGCAAGATTGCCTACGCGCCGGGGCCTGTGTGCCCGCGCTGCGGCAAGGGCGGCGTCTGGCAGCCCTGGCGCCTGCATCGCCGATGACCTTCTGGCAGGCTTACCGCGCGCTGGCGTGGGGCATCCTGCGCGGCGTCTTCTTCGCGGCGTTCTGCTTCGGCTCCGGTCTGCTGATGGGATATCTGCTCGGCGACCACCCGTGGCTCGCCGCGCTGGTCGGGGTCGCCACGGTGGCCAGCGCGCTGGCGGTCGGCGCCCGGAGCATGTCGCATGGGCGTTTGTAACGAAGTGCAGGAGCGCCGCATGAGCAACGCCCAACAGCGCGCCCTGCGCATGCTTGCAGACGCCCCGCTAGATGCGTTTGCGGTGACGATCCACCGCATCCGCCGCGACACGCTGCGCCGCCTTTGCGATGCGGGCTTGGCTCGATGGCGCCCATATAGCCGGCCAGTTCCGTCGTGGCAGATCACTCCCGCCGGGAGGAACGCGCTATGGGAACGACGATGAACGGTTACACCGAGCGAGCGATCTCTGTGCTGCGTGATACGCACGCTATTCGCGGCGGCACGCGGGCTTTTATCAAAGGCGGTCCCGTTGCAAACGAAATCCTGAAATGCGCGGTCGCCTACCTTGAGGCGCAGGACTTTGCAGACGGCGCCTACGGCGAGCCAGCCATCCTAGCGCTGCACGCGGCATCCCGGTTTGAGCCAGCGTCCGAGCGCTTCCGTTTTCGCATCGGCGCGCTTGGCTACACCCAACGCAGCTTTGCAGCGCGCGTCGGCGCCAATGAGCGCACCGTGCGTCGTTGGGCAGAAGGAACACAGGACATCCCGCAATGGGTCGGCGTGATGCTCGACCTGATGGAGCGGCTGGCCGCCGCAGGCCGCCGATTTGCAGATTGATAGAGGACCACCAATCCCTCGTGGCCGACCCGATGACACAACTCGCTGAAACCTATGCCACCCGATATGCAGCAGGTGACAAATCGTGGGACAGCCTTGTGCGGCTGTTCGACGCCGCTATGCGCGAGGCCACCAACCGCGAACGCGAGCTTGGCCGCGTCGTCGCGGCTATCCTCGATAATCGACGCTGCCGAAGCAAGGAGTAGCCGATGGCTGACCGCATAGTGACCGACGCCATGCTCACGGAGCAGCATGGGGAGTTGCACGACAGTCTGGACGCCGTCGCTCTGGCCGTGGGCCGGATGCGCGCCGAGAACGGCCGGATGCGGGCCGCGCTGATAGAGATTCGCGCCGCGATCGTCGCGACGGCGGATGATGTGGCTTGGATGCCGGACGGTAGCGAGACGATCGTCGATCGCATTACCGATGCCTTGGGCGAAGACTAGTGGGGTCGTGGAGTTGAGCCGAACGCCGTAGACTGATGCCATGAGCATCCTCACCGTCGGCCTGCACGCCCAGTTCACCACCATCGCCGCTGCGGTCGCTGCCGCAGCTTCCGGCGATACGATCGATGTCGCCGCCGATCATGTCTATACAAACGACTTCTTCGCCATCGAGAAATCCCTGACGCTGCAAGCGGTTGGCGGCGAGGTGAAGATGGTCGCCACCGTAGCGCCATCGAACGGCAAGGCGGCGATCGTCGAAGGCGCGATCGGCCTGAACATCGCGATCAATGGCTTCGACATCTCGGGCGTCGCTGTCGCCGACAAGAACGGCGCGGCGATTCGCTACGAAGGCGGCAATCTCACGCTGACCAACGACTATTTCCACAACAATCAGGAAGGGCTGCTCGGCAACGGCGCGGACATCCACGGCACCATCACGGTGCGGCATTCGGAATTCGCGTTCAACGGCGACGGCTCCGGGCTGACCCATAATTTCTACGCCGGCCACATCGCCTCGGTGCTGATCGATGACAGCTATTTCCACGACGCGGTCGTCGGTCACGAGATCAAGTCGCGGGCGATCTCGACCACCATCACGAACAGCCGCATCTTCGACAACAACAGCACCGCCAGCTATTCGATCGACGCGCCGAACGCGGGCGCGCTGACGGTCGCGAACAACGTGATCGAGCAGGGCGCGAACAGCGAGAATTTCTACGTCTTCGCCTACGGCGAGGAAGGTGCCACGAATGCCGGCGCGGCGTCGATCCGCAACAACACCATCGTCAACGACCGCGCCACCGCGCGCGGCGTGCTGGCGTCCTCGCCGGTGCCGTTCACCGGCAACCGCGTCTACAACCTCGCCGATCTCGGCAATGTCGCGGCCTCGGGCAATACCGTGCTGGTCACCCGCCCGACGCTCAATCTGGCGCCGATGTCCTTCGTCAATCCGCCGGCCGGCGGCACCACCACGACACCGCCGCCGCCTCCGCCACCGCCGCCGCCGCTGACCCTGACGCAGTATCACACGCTGGAGGCGACCGAGTTCGCCACCTACGCCGCCGCGCACCCGGCGGTCTGGTCCAGCCCGACCGCGCTGGCCGCGATCGAGGGGGAAGTGACATCGACCACGGTGCTCGCGCATCCGCTACCGGGCGACCTCTGGTCGGCCTGAGCCGCGCAACAAAACGCCAATGTTGTCGGAACTCTTTACACGACGCGGATAAAGTATCGGCGTAGCCTGCGGCTCTATCCGGAGGATTTCCGCCATGCGCAATCTCTTGCTCGCCGCCACCGCCGTCGGTCTCGCCGCCGCCACGCTGCCGGCGCAGGCTGCACAGATCATCAGCTTCGGTCAGGTCTCGCCGCTCAACACGGTGACCGCCACCGCCAATGGCGCCGGCACCGCCACGACGATCTCGATCGGCGACGCGGCGGTGTTGATCGACCAGCTTTTCGGCGCGGTGACTCCGCCGGCCATCGCGGCGTTCATGGACCTGTCGGCGACTTCGATCGACGCCGCCGTCCCGGTCGGCCCGGCGCTGCTTCAGCACTATTCCGGGTCGTTCTGCATCTCGTCGGCGGTAGGCTGCGGCGGCACGGTGGACCTGCAAGGCAGCTTCAGCGACGCGGCGTTCGGGCTGACCGGCGGCTCGCAGCTTTCGGTGAACGTCTCCAATCCGCCTGACACGCTGAGCCTGTCGTCCGGCGTGATCCCGGCCGGCGCGCTGCAAGCTCCGTCGAGCTTCACCCTGTCGATGTCGAATATCAACGGCCTGTCGCTCGACAACGCCACCATCGGCTCCTTCACTTCGTCGTTCTCCGGCGTGGCCAATGCGGCGGCGGTGCCCGAGCCGATGTCGATGGCGCTGCTCGGTGTTGGCGTGCTCGGCCTCGGGCTGGTCCGTCGCCGGCGCGCCTGACAAGAAAAAAGCCCCGGCATGGGGCCGGGGCTGAGGCGAATTCGGTAACAAGGCGCCGCTATAGCACGCGCGGTCAGACCCTGTCACGCATCGACGGCGCCGTTGGCGCGCGGGCGGGGCGGCTCACCCATCGGCGGGATCACGCCCCCTCCCTGCATCTGTGAGGCCGCCTGCTGACGCAGGTCGTTGATCAGGTCCGCCACTTCGACGAACGGGCGCTGACCAATGATCGACAGGATCATGTTCGCCTTGTCGATCGGCACGACCCAAGTGATCTCTGGCTCTCGCGGCATGGTGTCTCCTGTGCTGTTCCATGGCTATCTGCTCGGCCGTCTCGATCTTCGGCGGCGGCTCGACGGGCTTCTGCCAGGGATGGTTGATGATCACCAGTGGCGGTGCCGGCTTCGGCATCGCCTTGGTGTCGGTGGGCGGGGTCGCCACACGGCTATCCGACATGCTTCTGCTCCAACTGTTTGACGCGGCGGAACAGGGCGCCGATCAGCGCCAGCGGATCGACGAATAGTTCTTCGCCCAGTTCGCCGCCAAAACGCTGCCGCGCATCAGGGATCGCGTCGAGTTCTTCATCGGTGAGGCCGGCATTCCGCGCCTGATAGTTGGGCGCCCAAATCCGCACGCTGCTGGCCCACCCATCCTCGGCGACGCGGCCGAGCACCTGGGTCGGCTGGCCGGCGCCATCCATCGATCCCCACATCATCGCGGTGCTGACCCAGTGGCCAAACGCGCGCCCGTTGGCCTGTGACCAGATCGTCATGCCGGAATTGCCGGGGCTGGTCACGATCAGCGAGCCATTGTTGATCCGCGCTATGCCGCCGACGTTCAGGTCGAGGCCGCACGCCATATTGCCCGAGACGCTAAGCCCGCCGAGCCACAGCGTGCCGCTGATCGCGGCATTGCCGTTGGCGGTCAAATCCGCGTCGGTGTGAATCGCGCCGGTGGCGTAGATGCCGCCGCCGCTGCCCAGCGTCAGGCCGCCCCACAGCGACATCGCGCCGTTGTTGTCGATCATCATGTGCGCGGCGATCGGATTGCCGAGGCCGTCGCAGTTGCCGACATAGAGACCGTTTGGACTGGCCCAGAAGCCCACGCAGACGCCGCCGTCGGTGGAGTATGCCGAGACGGAAGGCGCGCCTACGGACGACGACAGCAACCGTCCGCCAGCCGCGTGCATGCTGCCCGACGTGGTGAGGTTGGCGCCGGCGTCGAGTTGCATCGTCGTGCCGCCGTAGCACGACCACAGCCGCAGCCCGCTTTGGCCGTCCCAAGCGTCATACCAGCTTCCGGCCCATTGCCTGAACCGGTAGCGCCCATCAGTGAAATTCACGAAGTCGCCGAGATTGGCGAAGTAGACGCTGGAGCGGCAGAAGATCGTCGAGTCCACCACGAGGGTAGACGCGATGGAGAGCGGCCCGGTGAGCGCGCCGCCGGTCAGCGGCAGATAGCCGGCGAACTCGCCCTCGACGCCTTGCAGGTTTGCCCTGACCCAATCGACCATGGCGATCTGGCCGACGGCGTTGCCGTCCACCGCCGCGCTCAGCCATGTGCCGTCCCAGCCGAGCGCGTAGTGATGCGCCGCCCAGATGCCGCCGAGGCCACTGAAGGCGACGCCGGTGCCACCCACGCCGAGCGTGCCGGTCATCACGCCGCCGGCGACTGGCACATAGGGCATCAGCCCACCGCCCACCGTCGGCGGCGAGGCGAAATCGACCACACCGGAGGCGCGGTTGATCGACAGCGCGGTGCCGAGGAACTGACCGGCGTCGTTGAACCGATTAATGGTGAGATTGCTGCCGGCGTTGGCGCCGGTCTCCGGCGTGTTGGTCGGCAACAGCAGCATCCACCGCGCCGTGCCGTTGGTGCTGCCCATGATCACGCCGTTCCTGCCGGCTTGGCGGTTCAGCGTGATCCAGCCGTCACCCGCGCCGGAGTTCAGCGACAGATGCGTCGCGTCGATGTTGAGCGTGCCGGTCAGCGTGCCGCCGGTCAGCGGCAGATAGCCGGTGCCGACCGAGCCGATGGCGACGTTGTGGACAGCGAGGCGGAAGTTGGTCTGCAACGTCGCCAGCCCGGCCGGCGTGCCATCGTCAAGCGCGTCGAGTGTGGTCTCGGTATCGATGAAGCTGCCGAGCATCGACGCCACGATCGACGCCTGCCGCCAGACTTTGTTCAGTTGCAGCGACGCGGCTGTGCCGGTCTGAAAGCCGAGCAATCGTGCGGCGAACGCGGCATCGGCGTATTCCGCCTGCGTCATCACGTTCGCCGCCGGGTCGGCCGCGAAGGGAAGGAAGTCGTTTGCCATCCGGCGGGTTCCTTATACGGTCAGAATGACGACTCCCCACGCGGCTTCATCGAAGCCGCCCATGGGTCCGCCGGGTGAGAGCGCCACGTCGAACGCGAAGATCGGCTCGCTTGGCACGGTGGTTTCGATGAAATCGACGCGCACGCCGGATGGCTTCAGCGGGAAATCCTGCTCAAGCACGCCGAGCATCAGGCTGGACAGCCAGACCGCCGGGCAGATGACCTCCATCGCCATCAGACCGGTCGGCACGTCGCCACGGTCGTTGATCGCCACGCCAGGAAACACCGCGTCGAACGCATCGGCGATCGATGGCAGCGTGCCGTCCCAACTATTGGCGATTGCCTGTAGCTTCAGAACGGCGCGGTAGGTCTCATCGTCGAGCGCGCTGATGCCGTCGGCGCTGTCGTATAGACCTTGCCAGAACCCCTGATCGAAGCCGACGCGCTGATCGGGCAGATCGAAGCTGAAGTAGACCCCGGTGATCGGCTGCTTGATGTAGCGTGTGCGGCCGATCCACTGGCCCACCATGTCAAGCTGCACGCCGATCGCCGTGTCGAGATCGAAGTCGGCAGTGAGTTTGGCCAGCATCTGCTGGCTATCGACCAGCGGCTGAATCAACGCCGCGACCGTGTTGACGAAACGCGGCTTGTCGGAGTGCCAGCTTGTGATCAGGCTGAGATATTCGGAAAGGGTCATCGAAATGTCCTTGGGCGATCTACCTCACAGCGTTTGGTCTGGCACCTTCCGGGTCTACGGCACGACGCTGCGCTGCCACGTTCTCTCCGACGGTCAGCGGGTGATCGATGCTGATGATGTCGAGCGGCTGTTCGCCGGGATGGGCGATGGCGCAGGCGGCGCGCCGGAAGAACTGGCGGAGTTGACGGAATTCATCCGCTGGCAGCGCGGCGGCCGGTGATTGCCGGCGGGCTTTTAAGCGACCGTGATCACAACATCCGCCGAACTGCATTGCGCGACTTGGCCGATGCTGATCGGGATGTTCGCGGCAGCGTAGCTCGCGCCGGCGGCGTCGGGCGGCGTGCCGACTGTCATTGCGGTTATATCGTAAGTGTTGCCGGCGCCCGGCATCGGCGCGCCGGTCGCGTCGCACAGATTGGCGGGCAGCCAGAGCTTCGAATAGATGACATCCTCGCCTGAGCCGAGCGCGTTGATGTAGGTGGCGACGGTGTCCTGAATGGCGGTCGCCACCAAGCTGGAATAACCCGGCTTCGCGGTCAGCGTGATGGCGACGCCGATCTGCACCACCGCCGGGATGAAGAAGCCGATGTCGTGCGGCAGCCCGTAGATGTCCTCGACGGTCTCGCGCGTCGTGCCGTAGGTGAAGCATCCCGGCGTCTTCTTCCGCAGGATCGTCTCGCAGATCGTCACCGCGTCGCCGCCCTGCACCACCATGGCAATCGAGTGCGGCGGCAATGTCGTCACCGGATCGACCGCGTCGGTGTCGTTCTCGTAGGGCACGCAGTTCTGCACGCCGGGCACCGCCATGACCGCGCCGACGATGCCCTCAAGCACGGTCTGCGCCGGGATCGCAGTCGATCGGCTCTGCCGGATGCGCAATTCGGCGTCGCTCTCGACCGGCGCGCCGGGTTCCGCCGCCTCGATATTGGCGGCGCTCTGCCAGCCGCGCGTGACGGTGAGGATGCGCGCGATGTCGCCCGGTGAGGCGGTGACGGCGCCCAGCGTCTGGCAGGTCGCGGTGACGATGATCTGGCCCTCGGGCGGGATCGTCACGCTTACCGGCAGCGCCCAATTGTTGCCCGGCGTGTCCTGCACCACGCCACGGCTGATCACCGTGCCGGCGGTGCCGATGATCATCATGGGCGCGGTGGAATTGGTCGGCAGTTGCCGTGCCAGCCCGTTGATCTTGACCATCGACGACAGGCCGATGCCCTGCGCGGTCGAGGGGCTGAAGGAATTGTAGACCGCGACGGCGGCGCTGTTCGCGTCGGAGATGGCGAGCGCGAAAATGCCGATCAGTTGCCCGTCCTGGCTGTCGTTCGACACCACGATGTCGGCACCGTAGATCGCTTGGAACTGCCCGGTCAGGAACGCCAGGATATCGGCGTAGCTCGGCGCGTGGATGCCGGTCGCATCGACATAGGCTGCCGTGGGAGAGACCGTGCCTGACATTCACCACACCCCGGAATCGATGGACACGCGGAAATTCTGGATATCGGTGATCGGCCCGATGGTCAGGTCGGCGGGCGAGGCGGACACCACGGTGCCGGGACCGCCCTGGATTCCGACATAGATCGCCCGCATCGCCGGTGGCCCGGCGGCGGCCGCAGGAAGCGCCAGGGAGGCCGGCAGCCGGCCGGGCGGGACAAAGGCCAGCGGCAGCACGAAGCGCAGCGGCCGCCGGCCTCGGCATCTCACGCCGGGGCGTCGCCGGACGCGCCAGGACGCGCAGGACGGGCGGGATCAGCCGATGGCGAGGCGCCACACGCAGCGAGGGAGGAAACACCTTTGCTACGGCCGGCTGTGGCGCCCCTGTTCGCCGCCGGCGGGGAGGCGTCGGGCGAGTGATGGTCAGCGCCATCAGAACCGCCCTGGATCGAGGCGTTGGATCACGAAGTCGGTGACGTCGCTCTGCGGCCCTTCCGTCAGGTCGGCCCGCGTCATGCTGACCGGCGCATCCCTGGCGCCGGTGACCCCCAGCAGGCGCGCGCCGGCCCCTGGCGCCGGTGGCAGCGGCGGCACCTCGGCGGGCAGCTTGCCGGCGGCCAGCGCCGCCTGACCGAAGATCGTGTCGAGCACCATCGCCGCCGACCATGAGCGGGTCAGCGGATCGACCAGCGAGCCATAGCGGGTGATCTGCTGCACGCCGACGGTGTTGCGCACGCGGTCGCGCACCACGATGTCGCGGGTCGCCTGCGTCCGCTCGCCGAGCACTTCGGTGACCCATGGCGTGCCGTCAGAGGCGTCGTAGAACCACTCGCCCAAGCTCAGGCGCAGCCGCGTCAGCGCCGACTGCGCGACGCCCTCCGGCTGATTGATCCAGAAGTTCGCCAGACCATGGCCGAACGTCATGTCGCCATTCTCGTCGAGCCGGCGCACCCTCATCGGCGCGGCGTCCGGAACACGGCGGAGAGCGCGACGCGCACCGCCTTGCAGCCCTTGCAGCCGCGATACACCGGTCTCACGCCGTGCCCGGTGTCGGCGGCGCGTTGTTGCCGGAGTGATGGTGCCGCGACAGCGTGACGTGGCTCGCGCCCATCCTTGCCGTGATCTCGCCCGAACATTCGATGTTCCCGGTCACTGTTACCGTCGGGCAGTCGAGCACGACCGCCGACGTGGTCTTCAGGGTCAGCCTGCCGGTGCCGCTGTCCAGATCGACGAACGACGTGCCGTCATCGCTGCGAAGCTGCACCGTGTTCGGGCTGACATTGCTCAGCTTGTTGGCCTGCGAGCGCACGCCGACCAGCGCGAAGCAGTCATTGATGTCGTGCATGCGGTAGTCCATCGGTTGCTGCACGCCGCCATGCTGATGCCATGCGTCGATGTTGCGCTCGGAGAAGATCACCAGACACTCGTCGCCGACCTTGACCGGGAAGGTCAGCGTGTGACCGCCGCCGCCAGGGAAGTGCACCGGCACGTCGGTGACCGGATGGATGGCCATCGGCTCAAGCGTGCCATCGACGTTGCGATTGACCGCCTGCAAGCCCAACTGCACGGACGCGGTCATGGTCTCCGGATCATAGCTGACGATGTGTCCGGGCTGCGCGGTGTGGATTTGCGCCTGCCGGCCGTCGAGATGCGTCTGAATCGTCTCGATGTTGTCGGCGTGGCGTTGCCGCCATTCCAGCGGCCCGGCCGTCGGCGTGTCGCTCATGGCAGGGTTACCCAGTATAAATGCGACCCCGAGCCGAGGTTGGCGAAGCTCGGCACGGCATCCGGTATGCCCTCCGAGAACACCACCAGATGGCCGCCGAGATTGAGATAGGCGAATTGCCCGAGCAGGTCGGCGCCGGTGACCAGCGGGATGCCGCAGACCAGCGGGTTGCCGGATTGATCGGCGATGTCGAGCGTCCAGCCGCAGCCGCCCGCCGTCGCGGGATCGGCCGCGCGATACTGAAACGTCATGGTGTAGCGCGCCGCAGGACCCGGCACGCTGGCCTCCGTCGGCACGGTGATCGCGAAGCGCTGCGGTGAGCCGGACAGCGGGATTTCATAAAAACCCGGCATGCTACTTGCTGCCCCCGAACAGGTTGCCGAAGAAACTAAAGATACCGTCCAGGGTCGAGGAATGCTGCTGGAAGAAGGAATTCGGGTTCTTCTCTGGCGGGCTTGCCGTCTTGTCCGGCTGATCGGTCGGTGACGCGGTCTGCGCCTTCTTCACTTGGTCGGCTTGCGCCGGCTGCGTCGTCTGCGACGTGGTGACGAAGACCACTTCCTGCATGTGGCATTCGACCATCAGCGACCATTCGGTGGTGTGGTCGGTTCGCACCGAAAGCTCGGTGATCACCACCGTCTTGTAAGTGCGCTTGCCGGTGATCAGCGTGAACGGCTGAAGCGCGACCTCGCCCTTTTGCCACGCGGTCTCGTCGAACTGCAATTTCAGCAACTGGCGATAGATGTCGCTGACGCGTTCCTCGGTGAAGGACGACAGCAAGCCCTTGCCGGCGCCGGTAAGCCCGCCCGACAGGTCACTGAACCCGCCGCCCTGCATGAAGCCCTGCACGCCAGCGCTGATCACGCTGGAATTGGAGAAGCCGACGCGCATGGTGATGGTCGCGGGCATCTTGTAGGCGTGATCGGCGATCTGCGAGCCGCTTGCCACCGGATGCTGCGTCACGGTCAGCCGGTCGGAGTGGGATTCCTCGATGGTGACGTCGGGGATGATGGTGCCGATCTTGCGCGGCGCTTTGAACATCGCCGGCATCAGGCCGGTGGCGCTCAGCAGTTCCGTGCCGATGCCGGCGACGCTGGTGACCGCGCGCAGGCCAGTGTTCAGCAGTGCGCCGCTCATGCCAGAAGCGTTCCCTTGGCGAAGCGGACATGGTGTTCAAACACGCGGTTTTGCGCCTCGATGGTCTGCGCTGCCGCCGAGGCCGGGTTCGGCGCGGTGATGTAAAGCGAGACCTGACTGTGCACGCCGCCCAGGTTGCCGCCATTGCTCGACTGGCGATGGCGCTCGCGCAGCACCGCGCCGGCATCGACGCCGCCGCCGATCGGCTGATGCGATAGGTGTGGGGCGCTGGCAGCCCATGGCCGCTCGCCCTGCGCATCCATGAGCGCCAGGGCGGCCCGGTGTTGCAGTTCGAACGGCGCGCTGATGGCGCGTGGGTAGCGCCTTGTGTCGATGCCGGCCCGCTGCGCCGCCCACAGCCAAGTGCTGTCGATCATCTGCCAGTAACCTGACGCGGTGCTGGCCGGCGCCCCTCCGGGTCCCATCCGGTTCAGGATGTTCTGGCCGCCCGACTCGCGGTGCATGATCTGCTTCAGCCGAGCCTCTTGTTCCTCCGGTGAGGCGTGCGGCCCGAGCATCGGCCCAAAGGTCGAGTCACCACCGCCATCACCACCTCCGCCGGCAGCGCCGCTGGCGTCGCGATTGCTGTGGCCCGCGCCCATCGCTTCCGCCATGTCGGTCAGCGTGTCGAAGATGTTGCCCAGCTTCTCGTTCGCGACGTCGAAGCCCAGCCGGAGCATGTCGAAGAAGCGGTCGCTCTCGTTGGCGCTGGTGGTCGCCCCGCCGAAGCCCGCCGGCACATTCCAGTCATCGCCGATCGAGGCGGTCTTATAGCTGCCGTCGGGGTTCAGACTGCTGTGCTGCTCGCCCTTGGGCGGCATGGCGATCGGCGCGTTGGGGAACGCCTCATGCCACTTGCGGCGGACCCACTCGCCAAAGTTCGCGCCGGCTTGGCCGCGCTGGCTTGCGGGGCCGCCGCCGCCGCGCACATTGCCCTGATGCGTCGGCGTCGAGAGCGGCTTCATGCCCTCGCGGTTGGCGCCGCCACCGCGCCCGGACAGATTGGCGTCACTGTCGCCGGGATGTGGCCCATCGGCGCGCTGCGGTGTCGAGGCTTTGCCGAACAGATAGTCGAACCCGTTGGCCAGCATCTCATACCAGCCGATCGCCACCGCGACCGGCCAGAACCGCGTCAGGATGGTGCGGCCCAGCGCCCAGAGGAAGGATTCACCCCAAGCGGCACCCGCCGCCTTACCGCCACCGAGGCCGAGCAGGCCACCGAGCAGACTGCCGACCAATGAGAAGCCCTTGGTCAGCACCATCTTCCCAAGGATCAGCCCAAGCGTCGCGGCGACCGTGGTGAACAACCCATTGATGCCGGTCAGGCAGCAGAACCAATAATCCAGTTCCTTGCGTATCTTGTTCAGCGGCGCCAGCGCTTCGCCGATGCCCTTGAACATCTTGTCGGCGCTGCCCCAATCGAAATAACTGTGCTTGGTCTTGCTGCCGGATTGCTGGTCTTCCTGCCAGTGCTTGTAATCGTCCAACATTCCGAGCAGCAGAACGAGGCCGGCAATCAGCCACGCCAGCGGCGATTTCAGCAGTTCGATCGCCTTCGGCATGAGGAAGAATGCCTCGATGCCGTGCTGCACAGCGGGCGACAGTTTCTCGAAAGTCTCGATCGCTATGTTGGCAATCTGGACAACGCCCTGAAGCCCCTTCATCGCGCCCTCAAGGAAGTGCAGCAAGGTGGGCGCGTTGTCGATCAGATGATTAAGGAACGCCTTGATGTCCGGCATCATCCGGATCAGCAGCCGGTTGATGTCCTCCAAATCCGGCATGATCTTGGTGAACAGCCCAAGACCAAACCACTGAGCTAGGTTCTGGAAGATCAGCCCCATCTCGCGGAACTGATTCATCACCTTCTGCGACTGCTCGGCGAACTTGTCTGGCCCTTTCTGCCAGTCCTTGCCCCACACCAGACGCTGCACCAGCCCAGCCTGCTGAATGCCCTGCTCCATCTTGCCGCTGCTCAGGGCAAGCATGGTGTTTTCGTCGATGCCCATAAGCTGAGCGCGACGTATCGCCAGGGCGTATTCCAGCGTGCCCATCTTGTCGGCGGTGCCACCCTGCGAGCGGAAATACTCGCCAAGCTGGCGCATGCGTCCGACCGTGTCGGTCGCGGTGACGCCGAGCGTGCGCAGGTAGCTGGTCGCCGCCGGACCCATATTGCTGGTCCACGAACTGAACCGCTCGATCCCGCTCATGGCCGCGTCGGCGGACATGCCGAGGTTCGACATGGCAAACGCCATGTTTTGCACCTCGGTGACGGAATTGCCGATGCGCTGCGACGACCAGTATAGTTTCTCGCCAGCCGCTGCCATCTTCTCCGACAGCGTCAGCAGCGCGACACCCAGCCCGGTGATCTCGCCGGCGAGGCCGGCGACCGATGACGCGACACGCTTCAGCGCATCGAAGAACGTCTGCTGGCTAGGCGAGTCGATCGCGTATTTTACATTGACAAGGAATTCCTCAAGGACCTGTGCCATCTAGGCGATACTCGTCCTGAGACCCATGCCTTGCAGCGCCTTTTGCGTGACGATGTGGGAATACCAGGGATTGCCCCGGTTCTGTCCCTGATGGCGCACGCTGCCCACCGGATAATACCCATCGTCGTGCTTGATCGACTGCGCGAAGGCGAACCTCTGGGCATCGTCGATCATCGCGTCATTATTGACCTCGGTGTAACCGAAGACGTCAGCGTTGTTCAGGCGGATTTGCATGCCCGGTGTGATCGCCGGATTGAGCAGGCACACCACCTCGACCGCGCCCTCCATGGTGCGCGTCGGCACGTCGATCAGCCCGGTATGCGCGTTCAGGATGGGCACGATCTGTGACCCCATGTTCAGCACGTCGCCGTCGCGCAGAAGGTGCAGCTTGCCGTCAAGGTCGATGAAGAAGTGCGCTTCCTCGGTGCGCTCGATGTCGCGCAGGATGTCGCGCGCCATGCCGAACAGCGTGCGCCCGCGCGGCGACTTGGCGGCGTCGAGATCGTCGGGAACTTGGCCGAGCACGACGCCGTAGGGCGACATCGCCGTCACTGCCGCCTTGATGGAATCGATCGCTTGGTGCCCGGCGGGCAGCCATGTGTTGACCACCGCCGCGTTGGTCGCCATGTCGAAGGTGCTGGCATATAGCTCGACGAAATGGTCGGTGCCGCTCTGCCGGCCCTGCTTGAAGTAGTTGATCTGTCCGGTAAACAGCCGACCATATTGGCGCGATGGCGACTGGTATCCGGCTTCCAGCAGGACGTGCGTAAGCTCCTTCGCGGCCAGCTTCTGGATCATGCTCTGGCCGGGATTCCACACCTTGATGTGGGCATACCACGGCGGCGTGTTCTGCTCTTGCTGCACGTCGAACTCGAAATCCAGCAACGACAGATCGATCGCCTTGTTGGTCTCGCCCGACGCTGGTCCGACGGTCAGATGCCACTTGCGCATCCAAAGCTGCGCGCCGCTCTGCGGTATGCCGTCGGTCGGCCGGCTGACCGATGTGACGTTGGCCGGCGCGGTCGATGGCGTTGCGGGCGGCTTGGCACCGATCAGCGGCGGCGCGCTCGGTGGCTCGATGGTCGGTGGCGGCAGACCGATGGGCGGCCCTGGATCGGGCGGCGGCTCGATGATCGGCCCGCGTCCGCTCACGGTATCGCCCTCGGACGCGGCGACATGGGAATGCCACCGCCGCCGCGCTGGCGGTCTTCCATCGCGCGCATCTGGCGCGCCTTGTTTTCCTCGCGCACCGCCAGCGCATCATTCGCCCATGCGATGTGCTCAAGATCGAGCGTGCCGTCGAGCAGGCTTTCCATGCGGCACATGCCGTTCAGCACCGGCCCCATCAGAAACCCCTCGTCGTCTTCCATGCTCATGAGTTCGACGTCGGCATCGCGAAGGGCGGAGAGGGCGGGATAATCCCTGGTGCCGGTGCGGCTCCGGTAGCGAAAAAACCCCCCAGGTTCTCTTGAACTACCTCCCAGCAGATCGTCATCAGATCGCCGAGGCTCAGGTCTTCGTATTGGTCGCGCTGACCAGTGAACATCGGTGGCCCATACTGGCTTGTGCCATTGCCACCCGACACGCGACGACGCACCACGGCGAGGCAGCGATTGACCAGGGTATCGACGTCGCGCTGCTCCATCCTTGAGAACGCTTCGAAGAACGGAATCATCATGTCCAGCCGCCGCGTCGCTTCGTCGCCGCTCACTTCCAGCATCGCCGCGCGTGCCATCGGCGCGAATAGCGGGCCGAGGCCGCGCAGCAGATGCAACTGGTCGCGCGCGGACATCTTTTCCGTGCGGTAATACTGACCGCCGGTCTCGAATTCAGCCATGGGCTTTATACTCCGGTAGCGCCGTCGCCGAGGATTCCGTTGACCTGACCGGCGTCGAACACCCACTCCTGCGTGCCGCCGTCCTTGCCGTAGGAAACATTCGGCCAGCGCTGGAAAGCGACATTGGTGCATGTGATCTGATCGCCGCGCGCGACATCCGAGATGACGATCGTATTGTTTCCCCAGAGCGCGCTGGAAACCCGTTGCAGGTCGAGCATTTCCGACAGCATCTTGTTGGTGCCCGACGTCTTCAGGAAGCGGATGGTGACGGTGCCGCCGTTGCCGGCATGCAGCGAGTGCATCACGCAGCCATCCGCGCCGACCGACATGGTGTTCTTGTTCTCGGTCATGGCGATCGTGATGCCTTCCTCGGCATTGCACGAGCCGTAGCCTAGTGAGAACGCGCCGCCCGGCCCGACGATGGTCGCGGTCACGTCCATGAAGCTGTAGGTTGCCACCTCAGTGTCTCCTTGTGCTGGATAGGTGATGGCTCTCAGGCGCACGCCATGGAACGACGTGCGGGTGAAGCAATTGCGTCAGTTGCTCACCGCCGGGCTGCACGATCGGGCAATCGCCGATCGCATGGGCTTTGAATATTCGGCAGTGATGAAGAAGCGTCAGCGGCTCGGGTGGGAGGCGAATCCCTCGCCATCAGTGCCGGGCCGGCGCAGTCTCACGGACGCGCGGGCGGAGAACGCCCAGCCATGGGACCCGCCGCCAGGGATGACCAAAGTGCGCTGCACGCGCTGCCGGTTCTGGTTTGCCGCGCCGAGCGACAGGCGCGTTAAGCACTGCCCCGATTGTCAGGCGGCGCCCCCTCGTCCGGAGGGGTAGGCGGCCTACTCGCCGCCAGCAGCAGCGCCAGCACGACCGCCAGGGCTTCCGCCCATATCTCGCGCGCCTGCGAGGTGAACCCTGAACAGGCGCCGATCTCGGCGCGACCGCTCAGGAAGAAATAGAAACAAAAGAAGCCGCCGACGGCGGTGATGACGATCTGCGTGCCGAGAATGAAGGCAAGCAGAATGAAACACGCCCGCAGCACATCGAATTGCTGCGGGCGCATTTTCTGTGGGCGTTATCGCCCGCGCGGCTCTGGCGTCGGAGCGATCGGGGCGCTCACAGTCGGCGGCGCGCCAGCCGGTGGCACCGGCTGCCCGCTGACATGCCCTGGCGGGTTCGGGATCGGCTGCCCGCTGACGTGCCCTGGCGGCCCACCCGGCAGCGGGTAGCCGACGCTCAGCGACGGGTCTACCGCCACGTAGCGCCAGCCGACGCCGGGAATGCCAGCGACAATCCAGAAGGTCGTGCTAGGCGGCTTGGTGCTGGCATCAGGCGGCACGGGTCCGCCACCCGGATGACCCGGCTGCGGCGGCAGGCCGGCGTCAGGCCGGCCAGGGGAAGGCGGCAGGCCAGCGTCAGGCCGGCCCGGTGAAGGCGGCAACCCGGCGTCCGGCCGGCCAGGGGAAGGCGGCAGCGCATTGCCAGGGCGGTCAGGGCGGCCGATCGGCGGCCAGATCGTCCCAGGCGGCACCGGCGTGCCAGCGATCGGCGGCGCCGGCTGGATAGGTGCCCAGCCGGTCAGCGGCGGCCATACGCCCGGCGGCGGCTCAGGCAGGGTCGAGCCGATGGGCGGAAAGCCCGGCGGCAAGCTGTTGTCGGGACGACCGGCGCCAATGCCGCCGCCATAGCCGGGGTCCACCGGGCCACCCATGCCCTCGACCTCCAATACGCCACCGGTGATCTGAACTCTTGCCATGAAGTCTCCTTTGCTCTCTTGAACGAATGCGATGGCCTATACGCCCATCGCTGCGCTGCGTCGCGTGACCGTTCACTGATTGACGTTGACGATCACGTCCGCCTTGTGGATAGCGCCGGCCAGCTTGACCGCACACTGTATGGTCGGCGCGATACGCTGCTCACGGATCGACTGCGGCTGCGTCTCGATCCTCGGCGCCCAGACGTAGTATCCGGTCGGCAGCATCTGGCCGTAGGACAATTGCCCGAAGCCCGGCGCGTTCCACTGCCCCGCCGCGATCAGCCCGTTGGTCACGCCCTGATCGAGCGCATTGGTCGTGACCGTGGTCAGGATGTGCATCCCCGCATTGGTCTGCGGGATTTTCGACGGCGCGGTGTAAAGCGCGTTGAAGATGTCGGTCTGAATGCGATTGGCCAGCCAGTCCGTGCCATGCGTCACATCAAACCACATGCTCGACGCCATCACGCCTTCCTGCAAGATCGCCACGTCGTTGGAGTAGAAGACGAACACATTGCAGTTCTTCGCCTGAAGCGCGCGCGCTTGGTTTTCGCTCAGCGTCTCGCCGACCACCAGAGGCTCTTGCTTGAAATTCAGCGTGATCACCGTATCCGACGCCTCGAAATCCACGGTGAACGCGCGACCGAACGCCGACGCCGATGCGTAGGGCGAGTATGAGGAATACTGCCCGAAGGTGCGACGCAGGTTAAGCGACTTCATCTCCGACGCGATGTCGGTCGTCACCGTCGGGTCGAGCACTTCGCTGTTCTGCGTCGTGTAACCGAAGATGCTGATCGGATCGCACGCCTCGATGAAGCTCGCCACCGCGACGTAATCATCCTGCGTGATGTCCGACTGCAAGGCGAACTGAAGACCATACCATTCGGGATGCGCGCGCAGCGCCACCGCCGCCGCCAGCGGCGTCTCCGCCGCCATGCCATCGACCGGCGCCGCCGCACCGGTCGCCTGCGTCAGCCGCATGATGCCGGAGATATCCACCCCGGTGCCGGCCGCGTGCGCGTAGCCGACCGTCGAGGCCGGCCCCTGCGAGAGCGACGCGATGTGGAATCGCGCGCCGTCGAACCAGCAGGCGCCGCCGACCAGCGCGTTGTTCAGGATCGTCGCCGCGCCATTGAGATTGGTGACCCCGGTAAAGTCCATGCCGGTCTTGCCGTCCATCGGTGCCAATGCGCCGGTCGCTGCGGTCAGGCGAAGCTCGCCGCTCAGATCGGTGCCGGCGGCTGGCGGCACGGCATAGGTGATGGTCGAGGCGGTGCCGGTGGTCGCCGAGCGGATTTGGAACGTCCCGCTGGTCTCGACATAGGCGCATGTGCCAGTGGTCACGATGGCGCTGGCGATCACCGCCGCCGCATCCTGCATGGCCTGCGCGTCATCGGCGGCGTCGATCCCGCTGAAGTCGAGCGCGCTGACCGGGACCACCGCGCCGTCGATGGTGATGTCGAAGCCGCCGTCGAGCGTGGCGCGCAGCAGCGTGGCCAGCGTCGTCTGATCCGTCGCGGTGAACGCACCGCCGATCAGCACGGCGGGCGAGGCCGAGACGACGCGATCGGTGCCGTCGATGGTGATGCCCATCGTGCCGTTGATGACCGCCTTCAGTTGCGCGAGCGCGGTGGCGCGCTGCAAGCCCGACATGATGCCGCCATGCAGCACGCCATGCGTCGGGTTCTGCGCGAAGCGACCGACATAGAGCAGCGACGGCTTGGGGTTCTGCGCGAAGAACAGGTCGGCGGCGAGGTATTCCGGCGCGGCGCTGCCGAAGTCCGCCGCCACCCCGTCGAGCGTGGTGTAGGCGCGGATGCGCTCCTGCGGGTCGATGACCGGCGACGATCCGGCCAGACACAGCGCGCCGAAGTTGCGCAGCGGCGTCGCAGCGGGAGACAGATTGACTTCGACCGACACGACATCGGACACGGACAAGCCGGGCATGATTGTGGACTCCTGTGGTGAGGGTCGAACCTAAAGGGGATTGATCACCGGGATCGGGCGCACGGTGATCGTGGTGTCGGGATCGGGTGGCCGATGCAGGATCACGTCGGCGCCGTCGAGGTTGTAGATCGGATACACCCGATCGGTCTGCTGGCGCAGCATGACCTGAACATCGAACCGGTCGATCCATTGCTGCGCGACGAACTCCGGCGCGCGCGCCAGATCGCGCACTTCGCGCAGCTTCAGCCCGAACGGCGCCAGCGGCTCCCAGTTCTGCGGCATGTAGAGGCCGTCGCGGAAGCTCGCCGCCAGGGTCTCCGCCGTGGGACCGTAAAAGGTTACCAGCGCGGTCAGGGTGGAGTGCCGCACCATGCGGTCGATCCCCGGCGCGGTGGCGCCAGGGAAGGTCCCTGCGCCGTCATGGACAATGGATGGGTAATCGTCGGTCTCGACCTGCGTGACGCCCACCGAGGCCCATGTGACGTCCGCCTGCGGCTGCGACGGCGGCATGGGCTGCCAGCGCGGTCGCACCAGCGTGCCCGGCAGCCCGGTGAGCGCCATCACGGTCTTCTGCAAGGCGCGGGTGATCTGCTCGCCGGTGATCGGCAGTGGCGGCCGATCGACAATGAAGCCGCCGGTCGCCGAGGTGTTGCCGCTCACCAGATGCGCCCGCCGCCGAACAGCAGGATCAGCACCAAGACGATTACGATCAGGCCGAGACCGCCGAAGCCGCCGGTGCCGTAGTAGCCGCCCCGGTAGCCATAGTATCCACCGCCCAGGCCGCCGAACAGCAGCACGATGACGATGATGATCAGAAGCAGGCTCATGTTACCCTCGATTCGATCCAGACCTTATCCAGAAGATCATCTCGTCCAGCTTCGGCAGCGCCATCATGCGCGCGTGGCTCGTCAGATTGGCGCCCTCGATGAAGCGCTTGCACTGCTCACGCAACTGCGTGATCGGGTCATCGAGATCGACCGCCGCGCGCACGCGGCCGGCTATGCTGGCCTGCGCATCGACGCTGATCTCGGTCGGCAGGTTGTCGCTCATAGATGTTCCTCCGTCGCGGGGTCCGAAAAGCTCGGGACGCTGGTGTGTGGCACCGTCGGCTTCAACGTCATAGTCCCCTCGTAATGACCTGACGTGCCGGCCCAATTGCCGAAGCGGCCAATGGTGGTGACGGTGAATCGGTGGCCGTCCCACAGCACTTCATCGGCCGCCGTGCTGTCCGTCGCGGTCAGCAGCGGGAACACGGTGATAATCTCGTAGGTTGCCTCGGTGCGCGCCAGATCGCCGGTCACCGTCAGGTTGTCCGATATCGACTGGATCGACGCGAAGATGTTGAACGACGTCTCATAGATCACCGCGACGCCATCATCGTCCACCGACTGGACCTGTCGCTTCACCACCACGGGGTCGAGGAAGTCCGGATCGGTGACCACCTCGCGGACACTGATCAGCGCCATGCGGCCCTCCTACAGATCGTCGATGTCGAAGTAGGCGCGCGTCGTGCTGACCAAGCCGATCACCACCAAGAACGCCAGAATGACCAGCACGGCGATCATTCAGCTTTTCCGCACGACGTAGGTGATGGCGGCGCGCAATTGCGCGGTGTCGATCAGCGGATGGACATTGAGGCTGCCGGCGGCGTCGGTCTCGGCGGCCCACTGTGTCAGCGACTTCCCCTGGCCCTTGATCTGCTTCAGCTTGCGCCGCCCGGCCGCCGTGCGCCGCAGTCGCGCGCGGATCGTCGCGGGCTTCAGTGGCGTGAATGGCGGATTTGGGTCAGTGATCTCCTTGACCACCGAATTGCGCGCGATGATGCCCACGCGGTGCATCGACATATCGACGTTGAAGCCCTCGCCGGTCAGCGCTGCCTGTGAGGCTTTGTGCATTTCCTCGATGATCGGCCCACGCACTCGCTTGAGGCCGGGATACAGAAACGGCCGGGCCGGAATGTTGTGCGCGGGGCTGCCGAATTCGTGGATATAGGCCAGCGCGGCATTGCCGATAGGGCTGTCGCGCCGCGTGTTCTTCTCCTTGGGAATCCCCACCAGCACGTCGGTGTGCGTCAGTTCCTCGACGCGCCCGGATATCTCGGTGACGTTGTCGATGATCTTCTTGACGCCGCCGAAATCGGGCACAGCCATCAGTGCAGCGTCCTTGTTTCCAGCGCCGCGACGCGCGCGGACAGCGCCTCGTTCATCGCCACCAATTCCTTGACGGCGTTGACCAGCGCGAGCGGCAGCGCGGTCATATCGAGCGTGCGCAGATCGTTCACCGCGACGCCATCAACGTCGGCGTCGATCGCGCCGACCATCTCCGGCATCTCGATCTCGGCTTCCTGCGCCACCAGACCGACGAACGTGGTGTCCATCTCGACCGACATGGCGTGCGGACCAATCTTGGCTTCCGCCTCGTCGCCGCTGCGCCGCCAGTTGTCCTTGTGCTTGTAGCGCACCGGGCGCAGCGCGCAGATCGCCGCGAGGCCGCGATCGTAGTCGCCGAGCACGGTCTTGGTGCGGATATCCGACACGGTGGCCCATGGGCCGCCGCCCGGTTTGTAAGCCATGGCCGGCACGTTGAAGCCGCCATTGTCGCCCCAGCAGAAATTATACCCGCTGGCCCAGACTTGGAGTTGGATGGTGCCACCATGGAACACGAGGCTGCTGGCGGTCAGGAAACCGTGCGCGACGCTGACCTCGCCGGCGCCGGTCATGGAACCGAAATTCAGTCTGCCGGCGTCGTAGCACCAGATGCCGGCAGCGTATCCGGCGCCCTGATTCCACACGGTGACCGATGCGTTGTTGTTCACGCCATAGGTGATGATGCGCGCGCCCTGCACGGTCAGGGCGTTGCGCACCACGGCATTGCCGGTCGCTTCGATCGTGAGGTTTACCGTGCCGCCCTCGACGAACCGCCACGCGCCATCGTTGATGTTGCGCGCGAGGTAATAATTGGTGTTGTTGGCGACATAGAACACGCCGCTGTCGCACATGAAGGCGCCGGTCGAGTGGATGTAGCCACTGGTCATCGAGACCGGAACGTAGGCGTTGCCGCTGCCGTCGATTGTGAGCAGCGCCACGCCGTCGCTGCCGCGCACCCACTCCATCGCGCCGGTCGCGCGCGTGTAGCGCCATTGCCAGTTGGAGGCGTCTTGCAGCAGGATCGTGTAGTCAGCGGTCGAGTAGAAATAGCCGCCGGACAGCGACAGGCGATACGCGTTGCCGCACCAGAAATCGTAACCGGTCACGTTGCCGCCGATGGTCAGGTCGAAGGGAACAGTGACCAGTCCGGTGCCGCCGATCTTCAGATAGCTCGTGTTCTCCCAATTGAACCAGTTCAGTTCGCCTGTCGTGACATTGAAGTGCAGCGCCCACGCGTTGCTAGGCTCGAAATAGATCATGCTGAAGCCGTCGAGGCCGTAGAGGCCGATCCGCCCGCTGGTGCCCCAGCCGGCATAACTCGCCTGCGTGGCGGTGATGTCGCTGGTGCAGGCGATCGGCCCGACGGTGAGCGCGTGGGGCGTCATGTTCAGCGGCCCGGTCAGCGTGCCGCCGGAGAGTGGCAGGTAAGCCCCGGTGCCGCCGGTGATCGCCGCATCGACGTATTGCTTGGTCACCGCGTGCAGCGCAGCCGTCGGGTTCGCGTGCAGGGTGAGGAAGCCGGTCAGCGCACCGCCGGCCAATGGCAGGTAATTCGCCACCGGCACGCTCGCGACCCTGCTATCGACATACTGCTTGGTGGCGGCGTGCAGCGCGGCAGTTGGATCAGCCGAGAGGGTGATCGCCTTGCTGGCATCCATGGTGAGGCCAGAGGCGTTGAAGTAAGCCGCCCGCGTGGCGCCCGCCGGATAGAGCGCGATGGTTCCACCGGAAACCACATTCATCGTCGAGGTGGTGATCGAGAAACCATACGACGACGAATAGAGCCGCAGATGCTTCGACAGATCGATCGCCGAAGCGGCAACCGCATTCGCGAAGCCGAGGCCGCCCGTGTTGATCAGGCTCCCGGCGGTGTCGAACGTCGCGATGATTGTGGGCAGCGTGGTGGCGTCGGTGATCGCCGGCATCTTCGCGATGACCAGCTTGCCAGCGCCGCTATTCGCCAGTGCGATCGGGTTCGCGCCCGCGCTGTCGAATATGCCGATCGCGGTGTTGCTGCCCTGACCGTAGACCAGCAGCCCTTTGCCGTAATTATGCCCACTCCAACCCGTCGCGCCACGATTGATGACCAGCCCTTGCGTGCTGATCGTCACGTAGTCGGTGGTGCCGGTCAGGAACACATGGCTGCCGCCGGCGGTCACGTTGTAGTTCAGCCGATTGCTGGTAATGCCGAAGCCGAAGCCGTTGGCGTGCAGCGAGATGTGCTTGGTGATGTCGGAGTTGCTGGCGCCCAGCCGCGAGCCGAACGCCAGCCCGCCGGTCATGGTGCCGCCGGCGAGCGGCAGATAGGTCGCCGACGCGGTGGTCGAGTTCAGCTTGTTGGTGTCGAGCCATTGCAGCCCGGTCTGCACATTGGCGCCGAGCGAGCCGATGGCGGGCGTGATGGCGACCTGCGAGGCGATGATGTTCGCCTGCCCGAGCGGAAGCTGAATCCACCCCACGCCGTCGCAGGCGATCCAGTCGGCGAGCGCGTAAGTTCCCGCCGGGATGTTGCCCGCCTTTGCCACGCCGGGCTGCGTGACGATGACGTAGAAGCCCTTCAGGGTCTCGCTAGGCGCGGGCAGCGGGCCGCCATCGGTCAGGCCGGAGGCGATGGTGTAGTGCCCGACATCGGTCACCACATTGAGGCCGCCGGCAAAGAACATATCCTCCGAGAGCACGTCGATCTCGCGCTGCAACAGCGCGTCAGCAGAGTCCACATAGCGCTTCGGCACCGCATGCAGATCGGCCGTCGGATCGTTCAGCAGGGTGACGGTGCCCGCCGTGTCGGTGACGACGCCGTTGATCCACACATTGCCGGTCGAGAGTATCTTGAACTGCGCCGGCCCGGCGCGGCCGATCAGCGCGAGATCGGCCTGCCCACCCGCGTAACCCTGGATCAGCAGCCCCCAGTTCGCGTCGCTGTGTATCTGCCCCGTGTTGGTCGTGGTGGACTGGAAGTTCAGATACCGCGCCGCCGTGATGGTCAGATCGCCGGTCAGCGTGCCGCCGGAGAGCGGCAGGAAGGCTCCGCCCGCCGCGACCTGCGCATCGACATACTGCTTGGTGGCGGCGTGAAGGTTCCCCGTGGGATCAGCCTTCAGCGTCAGCGCGCCAGTGTTCAGCGTCATGCCGGCAGCGCCGAACGTCGCGATGTCGGTCGGCCCGGACATGATCACGACGCTGCCGGTGCCGGCGACCAAGTTCAGCCGGTTCGACGTGACCGAGGCGCCGAAATTGTTGCCCCACAGCATCAGGTGCCGGGTCAGGTTATTCGGCGCGGCGGCGACCACGCTGCCGAAGCCGAGGCCGCCGGTCATCGTGTCGCCGGCTTTGTTCACCTTGTTGGTGTTGAGCCATGTCAGGCCCGACTGGACATCCGGCCCGAGGCTGCCAATCGCCGGGCTGATCGCGACGTTCGACGCGATGGCGTCAGCCTGCCCGAGCGGCAGGCGTATCCACTGCACGCCGTCGCAGGCGATCCAGTCCGCCAGCGCGTAGGTCGCCTGCGGCATCTGGCTGGCGGCGGGCGGCACGCCGCCTTGCGTGACGATGACGTAGTAGCCCTTCAGCGGCTCGCTTGGTGCCGGCAGGGATTCACCGTCCGGTATCCCCGAGGCGATGGTGAAGTGCCCGACGTCGGTCGGCACGGCGATGCCGCCGGCGAAGAACATATCGCTCGACAGCACGTCGATCTCGGCTTGCATCGCCGCGTCGGCCGCATCGACATAGCGCTTGGTCGCCGCGTGCGCGACCGCCGTGGGGTCGGCATTCAGCGTCAGGAAGCCGGTCATGGTGCCGCCAGCGAGCGGCAGGAAGGCTTCGGTGCCGCCGGCCGCCACTTGGTCCACATAGGCTTTGGTCGCCGCGTGCAGCGCTGCGGTGGGCGGCGCGTGCAGGGTCAGGAAGCCGGTCAATGTGCCGCCGGCGAGCGGCAGATAGGCGCCGCCGCCGCCAAGCTCGCGGGCATCGACGTATTGCTTCGTCGCAATGCCGAGCGGCACCTTGGGATCGCCCGCGATGGTGGCGAGACCATCCACGCGGGAGAAGCTGATCACCGTGCCGAGGTTCACCCCGGTGTCGCTGAAGCGGGTGAGGTTCCACGCCGCGCCGGCGTCGCCGCCGGTCTCGTTGCCGTAGATGTCCTGCGTCCAGCGCGGGATGTTGTTGGTGTTCCACTGATGCCGGCGGTAGAAGCCCGGCCCGGCATTCTGCGTGATGCCGCCCTGGTTGACGTTGTCCTGGCCGAGCGCCAGCCCGGTCCAGCCGGTCATATTGCCGCGCGCCAGGATCGAGTTGCCGGTGTAGATGTCGAGGCCGTAGCCGGTGCCGGGCGGCGTGTTGACGCGAAGCTGGCCGGTCAGCGTGCCGCCGGTCAGGTCCAGCTTGTTGCGATTGAGCCAGTCGAGGCCGGTCTGCACATTGGCGCCGAGGCTGCCAATCGCCGGAGTGATGGCGACCTGTGACGCGATGACGTTGGCTTGCCCGAGCGGCAGCCTGATCCACTGGATACCATCGCAGGCGATCCAGTCGGCGAGCGCGTAGACGGCCGACGGGATGTTGCCCGCCTTCGACTGCCCACCTTGGGTGACGATGACGTAGAAGCCCTTCAGCGCCGTCGCGGGCGCCGGCAGCGCGGTGCCATCCACCAGCCCCGACGCGATGGTGTAATTACCGACGTCGGTGACGACGTTCAGGCCGCCGCAGAAGAACATATCCTCTGCCAGCACGTCGATCTGCGTTTGCAGCGCCGCGTCGCCGGCATCGACATATTGCTTGGGCGCCGCGTGCAGGTTCGCCGTCGGATTGGCGAGCAGCGTGACCGCGCCGACCTTCAGGGTCATGCCGGTGTTGGCGAACTGCGCGAATTCCTGCGTGCCGCCCAGCAGGTAGATCGAGTTGGTAGGACCGCCGGTGAGGATGTTCACCCGCCCGCTGGTGATGCTTATCCCAAAGGTCGTGCCAAACAGCGCGATGTGCTTGGACAAGTCCTGCGGCGTGGCGCTGGTGGCGCTCCCGAAGGACGCGCCGTTGTTGATCGAGACCAGTCCGGTCTTGCGGGTGATCGTCAGCGGTATGCTGAGCAGCACATTGCCGGCGTCGGCATAGCGCAGGATTTGGAAATCGGACCCGACATCCGCGCCGGTCTCGGCGCCGGAATTGGCGCCCATGCCCCAGCGCAGTCGCGTGTCGGTCTGCCAGTAGATACGCCGGTTCGATCCGGTGGCGCCGATATGGTAGATCGACTTGTTGACCTCGGTGACGTTGCCGACGGTGACGCCGCCGCCAGAGACGGTGAACACGTCGCCGCCGCCGATCAGCAGGACGTGGCTCGCGCCGGCCGGAGCGTTGTGATTGATCCGCGCCGGCCCGCTGGTCATGTTGATGCCGTAGGTGCCGGCATAGAAATCGATGTGGCGCGCCAGATTGGTGACGCTGACCGCGAAGCCGCCGGTCGTGGCGATGCCATTGTTGAAGCGGGCTTGGCCGGTGGAGCGGCTGAACTGCACCAGCGCGCCGAGCGCCACCCCGGCATCATCGAAACGATAGAGCGTCAGGTCGGTGCCGGCGTTCGCGCCCGCCTCCGCGACGCCGTTGGGTCCGAACGACCAGCGGGTAGAGCCGCCGGAATACCAGTAGATGCGACGCGCCGCCGTGGCGGTGCCGTCGATGGAAATACTGCCGCCGGTGGTGCCCGGCATGCCGAGGAAAAGCCCACCCTGGATGCGCGCGTTATAGAGCACATTGAGGCCGCCACCGGTTTGGGCGTTGAAGTAGGTCGTGCCGGTGACAGTGCCGCCGGTCAGCGGCAGGTAGTTTCCGAGGCTGGTGTTCACCCCGGAGATGGCGGTGGCGATCTGGTCATCGACATATTGCTTCGGCGTCGCGTGCATCACCGCCGTCGGATTGGCGTGCAGCGAGAGGAAGTCGGTGAGCATGCCGCCGGAGAACGGCAGATAGGTCGCATCCGCCGTGGTGATGTCGAGCTTGTTGGTGTTCAGCCACTCCAGTCCGGTCTGGACGTTGGCACCGAGCGCGCCGATCGGCGGCGCGATCATCACATTGGCGGCGATCATGTTCGCCTGCCCGATCGGCAGCCTGATCCACTGCGCGCCGTCGCAGACGATCCAGTCAGCAAGCTCGTAGGTGTCGGGCGGGATGTTGCCGCCGGGCAGCGATGTGCCGCCCTGCGTGACGATGACGAAGAAGCCCTTGTATGGCTCTGCCGGCGCGGGCAGCGGGCTGCCCTGCTCCAGCCCCGAGGCGATGGTGTAGTGGCCTACGTCGGTGACGACGTTGATGCCGCCGACGAAGAACAGGTCTTCCGCCAGCACCGCGATCTCCTGGCGGAGCAGGTCGTCGGCCGCGTCCACGTATTGCTTCGGCGTCGCGTGCATCGGCGCGACCGGATCGATCGCCAGCGTCAGCGCCTTGGCGTTCTGCATGATCACGCCGCTGGTGCCGCTGACGCTCAGCACATCGACGCCGCCGTTGAAGAAATACGTCGAGCTTGCCGAAACGATGTTCAGCCGGTTGGCGGTGATCGAGAAGCCGAACGTCGCGGCATAGAGCTTGATGTGCTTCGACAGATCGTTAGGCGTCAGCACCGCCGCGCTGGTGAAGCCGATCGCATTGATGAAGTTGCCACCGTTGTCGGTGATCACCTTGTTCCAGCGCGACCAGCCGGTCGGCGCGCTGGAGGTGACGCGGAAATAGAGCGGCGTGGTGTCGGGCGTGCCGGTGGCGCCCATGAATAGCTGGCCAGCCCATCCGGCATTCGCCGAGTAGGATGTCAGCACGGTGCCCTTGTCGGTGGTGCCGCCGGTCGGCCCATTGCTGGTGACGACCGGCCCGCCATACTGGCGCAGCGCCAGCCCGGTCGGGATGGTGTTGTAATCGACCGTGCCGCCGTTTTGCAGCGTGAGCGGCGTGAAGCCGAGATCGATATAGCGCTTCGTCACCGCGTGCATCGGCGCGGTGGGATCGACGCTCAGAGTGATGGTATGGGTCGATCCCCACATGATCAGACCGGTCGCATCGAAGCGGGCGACCTCCGCCCCGGCGATCAGGAAGGCGTGGATGCCGGTGCTGCCGGCATTGTAGTTCAGCCGCGCGGCGGTGACGCCGAAGCCGTAGCCGCCGGCATGCAGCGAGATGTGCTTGGACAGGTCGCTGCTCGACCCTCCCATCATCGTGCCGAAGCTGATGCCGCCGGTCATCACGCCGCCCGCCAGCGGCAGGTAGTTTCCGACAGGGATGCCCGCGACCTTGCTGTCTACGTATTGTTTGGTGGCGATGCCCAGCGCGGCGGTCGGGTCGCCGGCCACCGTGGCCAGCCCATCCGCGCGCGAGATGTCGAGCGCCACGCCGAGGCTGGTGCCGGTGTCGCTGAAGCGCGTGATCTGCATCGACGCGCCGGTGTTGTTGCCGCCTTCCACCAGCCCCGACATGCCGAGCGACCAGCGCGACGTGCCGGCGGAATACCACATGATCCGCCGCAGCGAGGCGATGGCGCCGTTCATTTGCAGCAGCGAGTTGGTGGTCGGCAGGCCGATCGTCAGGCTCGCCTGCACGCGCGCGCTGTTCAGCACGTCGAGCGCCGTGCCGCTCGCCGTGAAAGCGGTGACACCGGTCACCGTGCCGCCGGTCTTGTCGAATTTGTTGATGTTCAGCCAGTCGAGGCCGGTCTGCACATTCGGCCCGAGCGCGCCGATCGGTGGCACGATCGCGACGTTCGACGCGATGGACTCGGCCTGCCCGATGGGTAGCTGAATCCACTGCACGCCGTCGCAGGCGATCCAGTCGGCGAGGAAGTAAGTGCCGGGCGGGATGTTGCCGACAGGCGGCACGCCCGCCTGCGTGACGATCACGTAGAAGCCCTTCAGGGCTTCCTCCGGCGCCGGCAGCGGTGTGCCGTCGGTCAGTCCCGACGCGATGGTGTAGTGGCCGACGTCAGTGACGACATTGATGCCGCCCGCGAAGAACATATCGGCTGCGAGCACGTCGATCTCTTGCTGAAGCAGCGCGTCGGCTGCATCGACATACTGCTTGGTGGTCGCGTGCATGGCTGCTGTGGGCGGCGCGAACAGCGTGACCGCGCCGCGCTTCATGGTCAGGCCGGTGCCGCTGCTGAACTGCGCGATCTCAAGCGAACTGCTCATCAGATAGATTGAGTCGGTGCCGGCGCCACCGCAGACGATGTTCAGCCGCGCGCTGGTTACGTTCAGGCCGAAGGTGGCGCCATAGAGCGCGATGTGCTTGGTGAAATCCGTCGTTGCCGAGGCGATCCCACCGATAAAGTTCATACCGGTGCCGATGCTGACGCGCCCGGACGCGCGGTTGATGGCGATCGGATTGACCGGCTGCGCGACGCCGGCGTCGTTGTAGCGGATGAACACAAAATCGGTGCCGGTGTCCGATCCGTTCTCATTGCCGCCGGCGCCGCCGATCGACCAGCGCAGCACGCCTACGCTCTGCCAACTGATGCGCCGTCCGGACGAGGCAATCGCATTGATGGTGATGCCGACAGCGCCAGTGGCGTTGGTGCCGATGGTCAGCGAATTGCGGAGCAGGCTGGTATTGGCGACGTCGATGCCATTGCCGGCGCCGTTGAAGTAGGTCGTTCCGGTGACGGTTCCGCCGGTCAGCGGCAAATAGTTTCCAATGGGAACGCCAGCGACCTTGCCATCCACGTATTGCTTGGTGGCGATGCCCAGATTGGCGGTGGGATCGCCCGATAGAGTGCCCAGCCCGGTGGACCGATTGAAGATCAGCGGCGCGCTGACATAGGTGCCGTCGTCGGCGTAGCGGTAAAGCCCGAAATCCGACCCCAGGTTGCCGGTGCTTTCCGGGTTAGGGTTGGCGCCCATCGCCCAGCGGGTGACGTTCGCGGTGCGGAAAATGAGGTAGCGTGATTTGCCGGTCGCAGCGTTCAGTTGGAGGCTGGTGGAGGCGCCGGTGTTGGTGCCGACCGTTACCGTGCCGTAGACGTTCAGTTGCGCCTGAAACGTCGTGATGCCGGAGACCGTGCCGCCCGCCAGCGGCAGATAGTTGCCGGTGAGATTATCGACGTATTGCTTGGGCGTCGCGTCCATCGCCTGCACCGGCAGCGCGAACAGGGTCAGCATCCCCTGCATCGTGCCGCCGGACAGGCTCAGCTTCTGCGCATCGAGCCATGTCAGCCCGGTCTGCACATTCGGCCCCAGCAGACCGACGGGCGGCGTGATGGCGACCTGCGAGGCGATCAGGTCGGCCTGACCGAGCGGGAGGCGTATCCACTGATTGCCATCGCAGGCGATCCAGTCCGCCAGGGCGTAGTCGGCGGGCGGGATGTTGCCGGCGGTGCTCGACTGGCCGCCCTGCGTGACGATGACGTAGAAGCCTTTGTAAACCTGCGACGGCGCGGGCAGCGGCGAGCCGTCGATGAGTCCCGAGGCGATGGTGTAGTGCCCGACATCGGTGACGACGTTCAGCCCACCCGCGAAGAACATATCTTCGGACAGGACGTCGATCTCGCGCTGCAAGAGCGCGTCGGCGGCATCGACATACTGCTTGGGTGTGGCGTGCAACGGCGCGGTCGGGTCGCCCGGCAAGGTGACCGGCCCGCCCGAGAACAGCCCGCCAGTGTTCAGCCGCAGCATCGCCAGGGCGCCGTTTGCCCAGACATATTGCGCGCCGGTCGGCGCATTGAAATTGAACCGCGCCGCCGTGGTGTTGATGCCGTAGCCAGGATAGATCGCGATATGGCGGCTGTTGTCGAGCGCGCCACCCGGCGCCAGCGCGCTGCCGAAGCTGATGCCGCCCGACATGGTGCCGCCAGCGAGCGGCAGATAGGCGCCAAGGTCGGTGGTGATCTTTGTATCCACATACTGCTTGGTGGCAGCGTGCATCGGTGCGGTGGGATCGAAGCCCAGCGAGACCTGATTGTTGGCATTGATGATGGCGCTGGCATTCAGCGGCTTGAAGATGTCCAGTGCTACGGCGCCGATCCGCGCAATGTCACCCTGCCACGCGGTGTCGGAACCGTAGGAAAAATACAGGTAAGCCCCATACCGCATGATCCCGAATGACGTGGCGTTCGGGTTCACGAACAGCATGCCCGGCGCATAGTTCTGCAAGTTGCTCGCGCCGAGCGTCATCATTTGATAGCCGCCCCAGTTGTTTGGCATCTGGGTTACGGTCAAAGGTCCGGTGATGGTGCCGCCGGTCAGCGGTAGATATTTGGCGTCGAGGCTGCCGTCGATCAGGCTGGCATCGAACAGCAGCTTGCGCCCGGTCGGGTCGAGGCTCGGCTGCACACCGACCCAGACGCGCATCGGCGTGGCCTGCTCGATGGCAAGCTCGCCGTCCAGCAGAAGATTATTCGGCGGCGGATTGTCCGGTCGCGCTGTGCGGAAGTGCTGAATGACGTTCTGGCGATTCTCGCCGACAGTGTCGCGCGCCGCCCTCCGTGGCGGCAGCCAGAACCGGCCGATAAACGACACTACGACCCCCAGGTCAGCATCACGCCACGCGCCCAGGTCCACACGAGGCCGGCCATGGAATCCTCCATGCCGACCGCCAGCGTCTCATAGCCGCCGGTGCCGACCAGTTGCGCATACCATGCCCAGCGCTGGCCGTAGACCGTGTAATTCCACGGCCCCCAGCCCTCCATCCCGGTCAGACTGTTGTCGTAGCCGACCGAGACCTTGCTGACCGACTTGGAGGATTTCATGCCGGTCTGCATCCCCGGCACCATGCCGCCCGCGCCACCCGCGCCGCCCTGCCCCATGTATTGCGACATGGCGAGGAAATGCGCGGTCATCAGTTCGACGCCCAGTTGCTGCATCTGGCACCAGACCGCCGGATTGCACATCACCGTGCTGGTATCGATGTGGAACTGAACCTGCGGATCGGGATACACCGTGACGTCGGCGAACTCCGGAAAGTGCAGACGGAAGGTCGGCGGATTGGTGACCGTGCTGGTGGGTATGCCGCTCGGGATGATCGGCGGCGGCGGCGGCGTCGGCAGCGCGATCGGATGCGCGGGGTGTGGCCCGCTGCCGCTCACTTCCTGGCCCCCGCGATGCGCGCGAGATCACGCACGCCGATCACGGTGTCGCCGGTGACCGGCGTGGTGACCGGCGTGGTCGTGTTGATGCCGGTGTTCAGTCCGCTCGGCGCGGTGGTGGTTGCAGCCGGCAGGGCGGGCGCCGGCGTGTTGGAGACCGGCGTTCCGGTCGGCATTGTCGGCATCTGGTCCTTCTCCCTCGCTTGGCGCAGTGACGCCGCGACCGCCTGCTTCTGCGGATAGCCGGCGTGCACCATCTCGCTGATGTTCTCGCTGATGGTCTCCTGGCCTGATCCGCTCTTGAGCGGCATCTACGGCGTGCCGAAGAAGCTGACCTGCGGCGCCGTCTCGCCCTGGCCCGGCAGCGGCTTGTCCTCCTGCGGGCCGCCGGCGAAGTAGTGCGCGCCCTCCGGCACCATGCCGGAGCGCGAGGCGACCTGCACGACGTCGGGTGGCAGCGGCGCGGGCGGCTGACTGATCTGCGCCGTCGGCAGGTTCCGGCGCACCGCCTGCTCGGTGTTCAGCATCGCTTGGGCATACTGCATCGAGCCGCGCGCGGGCGCCGGTGCGGGCGCGCCTTCCAGATGCGCCTTCACATACCAGTCCTCGGCGACGTCATCATCGACGTCATGCTCGCCGAGGCTGTAGTGGCGTTTGCCGCTTTCGGTGGTGTGGATGAACGGCTTCGCGACCTTGATCGTCGGCATGGGCGGTCTCCTGACAAATGGGTCGCCACTCATCCATTGTTTGGTTGCGCTTTTTCGCATTGCAGCTTCGACAAAGCAGTTGCCGATTATGCGGCCAATGCGTGCCACCGCGCGACGGGGGAGTCTTGTGATCGACCTCATAACGCAGCCAACTGCTAAAGGCGCGCGAGCAGCCAGCGCATAATCCGCGCTGGAGTCGTATCAACCTTTCAACATCAGCCGCTGTGCATACACCATCGACTTTTATCGACTTCTGCTTTTTGCGCCAGTTGCGTTGCTTTCTGGCGTTGTAGTCTCGCCGTTCTTCGCCGGTTAAGTTGACATACCACACTTGCGCTCGACGAAGGTTTTCCTCCGGCGTTCTGTTTGGTCTCCGCGCACCATCGCAGACTGAGCAGGCGCGGTTTGCTACATATCTGGCGGCAACGTGCCCGCGTGGGCACGACTTGCCGGTGAAGTAGAAAAGAAGACCTTGGGTGCGCGCATCGCTGCACGAGATGATCTCCAAGGTCGTTTTGTCATCAGACATGGTAGCATAATGCGCACGGGATAATACTCAGTCAACCATTCCTGGTGGG